CTGTTACGTCAATGCCTGTGTTGGTGGTGGCTAGTTTTTCAACCCCACTATAATAAAGTTGTGCTTCACCACCATCTTGACCAAGAAACATTTTTTGACCACTTGTATTTGTGATACGAACATTTGCTGTTCCTTGTAAATATAGGTCACCATCACCATTGTCTTTTACATAGCTATTACTACCATCGTGATAAATTTGCAAGTCAGACCCTGCACCAAATATGGCTTTCTCATTGTCTGCAAAAGTTAGACTTCCTGATAAGTTTACATCTTGAGAAGCATCAACTGTAAAAGCCGTTGATCCACCAGTAGCAACTGTGATAACGTCTGAACCAGAAAATGTAATCGATGTGTTTGTATCTGCATCACCAGATATTGAATCTAATTGAATGCTTCCAACATTAGTTAAGTTGGCATCACTCATATCTAATGAGCCAGTAACATCTAAGTTACCAGAAACACTTAAATTACCTGCCATTGTGACGTTACCATCAAACACGCCACCATCTGCCTTGCTTACTGTATCAGCTACAGAGAATACATCGTAAACAATAATCTCAACAATATCATTAACGGACAACCCTGGATCAAAAACAATAGATGTACCACTAGTGGCAGTGTAATCTGCATCACCTAGCTTTACACCATTAACATACACATCAACGTAGTTGCTATCTCTGTAGCTTAAAGAAACGCCCTCGGCCCCCGCTCCACTGAACGTTGTCTGTGAAGCAGTAGCAGTATAGGTATGTTTTTGTCTAACTCCGTTGGAAGGAGATACTCCTATGTATGCCATTATACGTTCTCCAATGCTACTATTCTAGCTTCTAATTCTTGAATAGTTTTTACAAGTAATGGTATCATCTTGCTCATATCCATAGTTTGATAATCTGGGATTGTGTTCCCATCTTCATCTAATTTATTATCACCAACAGAAACACCATCTGGTAATTCTTCACCATCTTTCCATACTTTTACTGCATCTTTAGCTCTATTAACTGCTTCTGGTACAACTGACTGTACTTCATGTGCTAAAAATCCATCAATAAGTGTATTTGTAGTATCATGTGTCCAACTAAATCTTGCAGGTTTAAGTTGTTTTAGTCTTGTTGTTGCATCAAAAGTATAAGTAACATTATTCTTTAAACGATAATCTGAAGTTGCAGCATAACTAATAGACGTTGCGCCAGTATGTGATATCTCACCTGCATTACTTCCATTGTCAGAAGTAAATAAAACAAAATTACCACTGTTATTAGAAGCATTGCTTCTCAAACTTATACAGGCTCTTGCACCAAGATTTTCTGTTATATTAAATGTGCCATCAGAATTATTTCCATAAGCCTGTGATGTTTGTATTCTTGCAGAGCTATCAATTCTTAATCTCGGATTACCATCACCATCTGATAACACAATTTGATTGTCTGATGTTCTTATGTCTAAGCCACCTGCATTGCCGTTGTAGCCACCTAAAATAACGTTTTTAGCTCCACTTGTTACATAATAGCCAGATTGATGACCCACAAATGTATTTTGATAGCCAGTATTACTGTATCCTGACTGCAATCCAATCATTGTATTAAAGCCATTACCTGCTCCAGAAGCATAACTATAACCTGCTTGATATCCTACACTAGTGTTCCATCCTGCTACTGTCTGTGAATAACTTGCTTGATACCCCACTGCCGTATTGTTAACTGCTGTGGTGTTTGCTTCTAAAGTTTCATATCCAATGGCTACATTTTTAGAACCTGTTGTGTTTTCTCTTAAAGACTGATGCCCAAGTGCTGTATTTTCTGTGCTAGTTGTCGTGGAAAAAGCAGACTGATAACCAATGCCAGTGTTTCCAGTGCCAGTGGTATTTGCATAAAGCGACTGATACCCAACTGCTGTGTTGTTGGATGCTGTGCTATTAAAAGCCAATGCGTGAGAACCAATAGCAACATTATTGCTACCTGTAGTATTAGAACCAAAAGAGTTCCAACCAAAGGCAGAATTAAGTGTACCTGTTGTGTTTGAAGCTGTTGATTGATATCCCACTGCTGTATTGTTAGATGCTGTGGTGTTGTTTTCTAGTGCAGATTTACCAATCGCAGTGTTAAACTCACCTGTAGTATTAAGACGTAAAGCATTAGTACCAACAGAAACTAACTGACTTCCTGTTGTGTTAGTATAACCAGACAATCTACCAATAAAAGTATTAAAAGATGCTGTAGTATTACTATAACCTGCCTGATAACCAACTGCGGTGTTGTTGTCTGCTGTGGTGTTGTTTAAAAGTGCTTCAGAACCTACAGAAGTATTAGATGAACCAGTATTATATCTTAATGCTTGTTTACCTATTCCAGTATTATCAGTTCCAGTTGTATTTGCCCTTAAAGCGAAATAACCTAAAGCTGTACTATTAGTTCCAGTAGTATTATCAGCAAGTGCATTATATCCAACAGCAGTCAAGGTAGAACCAGTAGTGTTATCTTGTAATGATTGATATCCAACAGCAACGTTTCCAGTTGCTGTGGTGTTGTTGTACAATGAAAATGCACCCAATGCCGTATTTCCAGCACCTGTTGTATTTGAAAATAGAGCTACTGTGCCTACACTAGTATTATCATTGGAAGTTGTAGTATTGTATCCAGCACCCTTTCCAAGCGATACATTTCGGATACCTGTAGTATTACTATATGCAGACTGATAGCCAACGGCTGTGTTTTCATTTGCTGTGGTGTTGGAGTGCAAAGCCTCACGACCAACGGCAGTGTTGTATGAACCTGTTGTTGTAAGTTGCATGACATGACTACCAACCGCAGTGTTCTGTTGACCTGTCGTTGCTGTTAGAAGTGCCTCTGTACCAAAAGCAGTATTGTGTACGCCAGTTGTGTTGTTTGCCAATGCAAGATAGCCAACGGCTGTAAGTGGTGAACCTGTGGTGTTGTCAAATAAAGCCAGATACCCCACTGCTACGTTGTTAGATGCTGTGGTGTTTTTTTCTAATGCACTATCACCAATAGCCACATTATTAACACCAGTTGTGTTGTTATACATAACATCATCACCAATGCCTACGTTTGAGCCGCCAGTCTCGGTAAGTGCTAAAGCACCTTCGCCTATGCCTATGTTGCGAGAAGCTGTTGTGTTGCTGGAAAGAGAACCTGCACCAATTCCTATATTTGTAACCCCAGACGTATTAGATGAAAGTGCATTATTTCCAATAGCTACATTAAACCCACCAGAAAGTGAACCACTTGATAATGCACCATTACCCAACGCAGTGTTCTGTGTACCAGTAGGATAGTTGCCATCTAGTTTAATAGTACCACCATCTACTGACAGGTTATTTGATAACGTTGTTGCACCCGTTACATCAAGAGTACCACTGAAGTTTGCATCAGTGGTTATCTTAGATACATCTTTTGCTCTTGTCATGTATTGCTCCTAAGCAGTATACCCTTGACCTGCTGTGATTGCAGCATTAACCGCTGTCATATCTTCATCTGTCCAATAGTCCTTAGCCACCATAATTTCTAAGTGTGCTACGTTCCTATCAACACAGTCTTGCTTTTCTTCAGCTGTATCATCTGCCATTTCTGTACCTGCAATGATTGCATTGATAAGGTCTACTGAGTGACCCATAGCTGTGTAGTCTTGTGCTATTTCTTCTGCTGTTTTTTCTATGTCTGGCATTTTATTCTCCTTTTAAGTTATTAGCCATTTTCTAATGCACTTAGTCGTGCTTCAAGTGCGTCATTCTTTGCTGACAGTTCTTGTATTGCTTTTGTTAACATAGGTATAAGTTCTGATGGTGCTAATCTTTGTCTTCCATCTGACTCATCTTCTGACCACATTTCAAAACCATTTTGTATTTCAGAATGGTTATCTATTACAGATTTAACTTCTTGTGCAATAAAGCCGTGTTGTACTTTATCACCTCTACCCATAACTCTTTCATCAGAATTAGCAACATATGCTCTATGGTTAGATGGAACATCTTTTTCTTTTTTCCATTTAAATGTAACTGGTCTTAAATCATTTATAAAAGATAAACCTGCTGTTGATGTAGTTATTTCTTCTTTATATCTTTCATCTGATGGTGCTGTAATAGAAGTGCCACCAAATGCTATATTAGAATCTGTTCCATCTTTACCAAATGTAAAGTTGGAATCTCCAGTTCCAATAACATTATAACCCATAACTATTTGGTCACTACTAGTTGTAGATGATGTATCAGCAAAAGAACCAATAACAGTATTTCTATTACCATTAGTATTTCTGTCATGTGTCATAGTTTGAAAACCAAGACAAGTATTATAAGAGCCATCTGTTATATCTTGACCTGCTCCGTGACCCACTAATGTATTAGAAATTCCAGTTGTTATGGTTAATCCTGCATTGTAACCAAGTGCTGTACAATCAGTAGCTGTAGTTAAGGCATTTAAAGATTGATGCCCAATACCAGTATTGTCAGAACCAGTAGTACAATTTGTTAGAGCAGTTTGCCCGATGGCTACGTTATTAGCTCCAGTGGTATTGTCATATAGTGCCTGAAGACCTATTGCTATGTTGCTAGATGCTGTGGTGTTGTTTGCTAATGCTTGATGACCTAATGCTACATTACTAGCACCAGTTGTGTTTCCATATAAAGACTGATACCCAATAGCAGTGTTGTTTGATGCTGTGGTGTTTGAAAACAAAGACTGCGAACCTACTGATATATTAAACCCACCAGTTGTATTTGCACCTAATGAATGTAAACCAACTGCTGTGTTGTTCGTACCACTTGTATTTGCATCTAAAGACACAGACCCAACGGCTGTATTATTATTACCTGTATTTGATAATAAAGCATTTTTACCAACTGCTGTATTGTTTGATGCTGTGGAGGTACTGTTTAATGTATTTTGCCCAATAGCTACATTACTTGCTCCAGTCGTAATTCCATTTCCTGCTTGATAGCCCAAAGCAGTATTGCTTGTACCTGTAGTAAGATTATACATAGACTCAAAACCAACTGCTGTATTGTAGGTTGTTTGTCCACCAGTAAAGTTTTGTGTGTATAATGCAGAATATCCTATAGCTACAGTTCTGTTGCCTGTAGTGTTTGAACGTAATGAGTTCATACCCAATGCAGTATTGTTTGCACCTGTAGTATTACTGTAAAGTGAAGCCGTTCCCATAGCTGTATTATTTGATGCTGTGGTATTTGAGATTAAAGCATCACCACCGAAAGCCACATTGTATTGACCAGTAGTGTTGTTTTTTATTGCTTGATATCCAACTGCTGTGTTGTAAGTTGCTGTGGTATTTTGGTCTAAGGCATCAAAGCCGACAGCAGTGTTATAACTTCCTGTAGTGTTAGCGTCTAAAGCATCTCTACCAACGGCAGTATTATGAGTACCTGTAGTATTCACAAGAAGTGCAGTATGACCAACAGCAGTGTTATAATTACCTGTAGTATTTGCTGATAAAGCATTATAGCCTACAGCAACTAGTTCTATACCAGTGGTATTGCTTTCTAATGATGTTGTTCCTACAGCAGTATTTTCAGCAGCTGTATTAGCAGTCAGTGAACCCCAACCAACTGCTACACTGTCATTAGATGTAGTGTTAGCATCAAGAGCATTCATTCCTACAGCTACGTTTCTAATTCCTGTAGTATTTGCAAATAGTGAATTATAACCCACTGCCGTGTTGTTTGATGCTGTGTTATTATATAAAGCACCTTGCCCTAATGCACTATTGTTAGAACCCGTGCTGTTTAACCCAAGAGTGTCTCTTCCAAACCCTGTATTAAAATTGCCCGAAGTATTAGTGGTTAAAGATGCGTGTCCTACAGCCGTGTTGTAGTTACCCGATGTAAGTGCATCAAGTGCTGCATCACCCAATGCCACATTATTCGTACCAACTGGATAATTGCCATCCAACTTAATAGTACCGCCGTCTATGCTGACATTACCAGCTACTGTAAGTCCGTCTGTAACTGCCGTGCCTGTTACGTCAATGCCTGTTGAGGTAGTAGCTAGTTTAGGACTAGCATCGTGGTAAAGTGTTACTGCACCATCAATATCAAAAGTAGCCATCAACTCTGATGTTCCTTTATCAATACTTACACCAGTGCCATCACTTGTTATATGTAGCTTCCCTGTACCAACGTCTCGTACATAGCTATTTGTAGCATTGTGATAAATCTGTAAGTCAGCACTGTCACCTAACTTAATGATATCATTGTCACCCATGTTAAGGTGAGTTTGTAATGTTGTCTCACCTTGTACGTTGAGTGTGCCGTCTATATCAGTGTTATCAAGATTGGTTGTTCCATCTATGTCAGCGTTTCCACTAACATCAAGAGAACCAGCATCAACCTCACCACTAAACGTACCTGTAGTTGTGTCAATAACAGTTGCAATTATATCAGCAGGTTTCTTACCTATATATGGCATATTATGTTATCTCCATTATACTCATAGTAGCACTAATCTTATCAGCTATAGAAGAAGAAACTTTTACTACGTCTGTTGTCTCTACAACTATTTTATTACCAGACATAATCTCTAAACTACCACCAACTGGAATAGGAGCATCTTTAATCACAGTTGATGTAACACTTGCACTTGTATCTTCAATTTCAACGGTAGCCGATACTTGAGCCGTATGAACATTACAAAGAGTCAATCCTAATATTATAGTGGTTGTCGAACTAGGAACTGTATACAAAGCATCTGTCTGATTAGCAGTTGTAGACATCACTGCATTGTTTACTAATTTAAATGTATTTGCCATTCTTTATCTCCTATCCGAGAGCAATCGCAAGGGCAGTTGCTTCATCAGATGCTTCTGTTAATGTTGTTGCACCTATATCATTCAATACCTCACTAGCACTGCGACCCTCTACACTTGTGCCATTTATTCTTAAAAAATCATCATCTGCTACAGTAGAATCTGCTACCAAAGTATTACCACTTGATATACCAGTATTTGTTAAGGCGGCTGTACCAAGACCAAGTGATGTTCTGGCAGTAGCTCCAGATTCTGCTACAAAATTATTTCCGTCACCTACAATAAAGTTTCCATCAGTTACGGCAAGTCCTGCAACATCTTGTAGTTGTGCATCTAATCTTGCATTAGCAACTGTTCCTGTAAGTTGACTTGCATCAATGCTTTTATTTGTTAAAGTTTGTGTGCCAGATAAAGTTGCTACAGTGCTATCAATAGCTACAGTAAGTGTATTAGAAGAACCACTTGTATCAATACCCGTGCCACCTGCAATATCTAAAGTTTCACTATCTAAATCTATACTTAATGCACCACCTGTATCACCTTGAAAGTCTAGGTCTTGTGCAGTTACTTGAGCATCTACATACGCTTTAATAGATTGTTGTGTTGCTAAAGATGTTGCACTGTCAGAAGATAATCCATCTTCATCAAGAATAGCTGTAACTGTTGCACCACTAGCTAGTTTTAAATTACTGATATTTGTTACGTTACTTGCATCTAAAAACACTGCCTTCGCAGCTGGTAATGTGCAGAAAACTGTTCTTGTACCTGCCGCCCAATTCACAGCACTACCAGAATTAGAACTGGCTAGTATTGTTGTTCTTGCTAATGTGGTACCAGAAGCAGTAAAAGTACCAAGACCAACCTCAAAATCTGTGTTGTCGGTACAAGCATAATATGTTGTATCTCCATCACTAAGATTGGCAGTAAAAGTCTCAAAACCAGTAACGGCTCCACCTAGGGTATAGGTACCCGTTCCACTGGTAGTGGTTGTTTCTTTTACTCTATCTGATATTACTAGTGCCATTACTTCAACTCTATTGTCAGATTCCCTGCATTAATTCTAAATATATCACCATCAGCTATTACTTTATTAACATCTAATGCACCTACAAATAAAATATTACCACTTGTTAAAGCATCTGCTACAAATACATGTGTTATTGTTTCTGTTGTGCCACCAGATGCTGGGTATTCAATACTAGCAGAGTTAGTGGCAGTTTGGGTGTCTGTTGAATCATCACCTATTGTAGTCCAGTTTGCAGCTGTTACTTGTTGTCTTGCATAGTTTGTAAATGTCGCTTCTGTTAAAGAACCTGTTTCTGCGGCAGATACGGCTGTTGCTAGTCCTACATAAATACTGTCTCCTGGACTAGAAAAGCTAAGAGAGTTATTTTTGAATATATAATGTAATATCCTTCTCTCTAAATAATTGGTTGCTGCATTTGATGTTGCCATTTTTAACTCCTATGTTCTTGGTCTAGAAGGTAGACCCATTCTATAGCCATCTGTGTTTTCTCTTGCTTCTCCAAAGTCTTTTAATCTTTCTATATAAAAAATGTAATTTTTTTCATATTGAGCTTGAACATCTGGCTCACCTTTCATAAAGTTGTATGCCTCTATTAAAGAACCATAAAGCAATGCAAAAGGTGCATTTGTACTAATCCAAGTTGTGCCACCATCAGCTCCTGCGGTCAAACTATCTGGTCTGTAATAATAATGTAACTCAACAGTGTAGTTTGCATCAGGAGTTGGTGCTACAATAAAATTAGAAATATCAAACTGTGCATAATACCTTGGCTTTCCTGTAGAAGAAGAACCATTGTAAGCCTCTTGTAAAAAATTAACATCTTTATGAAGCAAAAATTCTTCACTACCTGCTGTAGTTATTTGAAGAGAAAATGAAGAAAGATAATCTGATGGTAGACTTAAAAATTTATCATTTAAAGAAACAGCAGATGTTACGTTTTTTCTAAAGTAATCTAAATCTACAGATTTAAATATTTTTTCTTCTGCTGCTTTAATAAAATTATTTAAATTGTTTACAAAAACAGTTTCATCATTATCTGTATAATCTTGTATAGCTGTTTTTAATGTTGCTAATGTAAAACTCATTAATTTGTTATAGTGACAGGGCCTGCTGAAGCAATGCCACCACCTCCCTTTTGTGTTATGGTTGAAGTAGAACCACTATCAAATGTATAATTATTATCATCTGTTTTTGTTATCGTAAAGCCACTTTCAGAATTTAGAGTTGTGCTAGAAATGTTACCTATAGAGGACACATTTCTAAACCTAACAGTGTCACTTGATGACCTTCCATGATTAGGTTCGTTAACGCTTATTGTTGTTGAAGATATTGTAATAGTAAAAGCATTTAAAGGTAATATGTTAGGAACAGCAGTTTCTGTTCTGTCTGGTCTTGCGTTTCTTAGAGCTTCTGGATCAGTTGGTATTCTTGGAGGTGTAAGTTGAGGATGTTTTTCTTCATATTCATCTTTGCCAACAAATGAACCATTCCATTCTTTGCGCATATCTTTAATTCTATATCTAAATCCAGAACGATCTGATACTCCAAAAGCATGTTTACCAGACGCAAAAGCTCCCATTATCCCACCTTATAATAATTAAGTTGCGGTGTTACTGTAAAACTTGATCTATCTCTATCTTCACCCATAGCTCTTTCAAATTCTTCTTCATAAACTGTTTTTAATAATTGTATTCTGTCAGGAGCTTTTTTCATTGATATATAATATGCTAATCCAGCAGTTAAGCATGGGTAAAATCTAAATGGTATTTCCATTGTGTTCACTTGACTATCAGCATCTTGCATTCTAGTCAAAGCATCATAAACTATAACATCTGTACTGTTTTCAGGACTGGGCCAAATTTTTAAATTAGGAGTTATTTGTCTATCAAGAAAAAATTGAGTTGGTCTACCAGTGGTTGTTTTTGTTGGTATAGCTAAATAAGTATCTCTACTAACTCTGCTCATGCTAAAATCTGTGCCACTTCTTCTAACAACAGCAGACAATATATCAATTACGTCAGATCCTAATGAATAATCTGCATCACTTGCTGTTAGCGCTTGTGTTCTTTGTTCTATTGTCCATTGATTTAAACCTCTATTAGCCCATTCCGCTAACATTAAATTCAAAGATCTTTTTGCTGTTTGAAGATCATATCCAGTGCGAACTTCTAAACCACATCTTTCAAATGCTTCTTCTATGTATTCAACTACGTCAAGTTCAAAGTCTGTTGAATTAGATGTTGTCATTTCTTTTTTCTCCTAAGAGATTTAACTCTTCTTGGTTTACCTGCGGGTTGCCCTAATTTATTCTTTTGATTTATTCTACTTCTTTTTTCTGCTGCTGTCATCTCTGATCTAGTTTTAGGAGTTTTTGAAGATATTCGTTTACTTGGTCTACAATAAGGAGTGCCTCGTTTTTCTCCTTTTTTACGACCACATGCCTTGCCCGTTTTAACGTCTTTCCAATCTTCTTTAAACCATCTTTTAAGAGCTAATCCAGATTTTGTTTTTCTAACAGCCATTATCTATACTTTGTAATTTTTCTTCTATTTTCCATAACGATACCACAACCACGAGCTATATTTTTATTTTTAGCAGGTCTTTTACGTTTTTGCTTGGTAACATTACCACCATTTTTTAATTCTACGACACCACCTTCTGCTTTTTTCTTAGCGTTACCATAATTAGACGCACCAACCTTTCTGCATTTTGCAATAGCTCCTGAAGCATAAGCTGATGGAAAAACTCTGTAGCGAGCTTTAACTTTTCTGTAACAAGCGTCTTTTGGCATTATTTTTTACCTTTACATTTTTTTTCTTTTTCTTTTTGTTCGGTGGCTTTGATATTTGTTGACTCATTTGCGATCTACCCATAACCATCTAAAATACCTTTTCAAGTACTGCAACAACTATAATGACACCATAAATACCCCATATCCTACTATCTAAAGATTTAAGTTTATCTTGTATTTCTGCATATCGCCTATTACATTCACTTTCGTGTTTTTCTAATAATTTTAAAACATCATCAGCTTTCATTTAACATTTCCACCTTCTTCTTGCTTGCCTTAAACGGCTATTAGGGTTTTTTGCTGCTTTAGGAAACTTTTTCATCTGTCCTGCACTTCTAGCACAATAAGACTTTCTTCTTTTTGCCGCCTTACTTCCTGCTTTTACTTTACCTGTTACGGCAGTTTTTAATTTACTTCCAGGGTTTTCTCTTCTATATCGAGAAACACCAGCCTTAGTCATTCCCGCACCACTTTTAGTGGAGCGGAAATACTTTTTAGTCTTTGGAGGTTGTTTGTCTTTTGCCCTAGCCATTATGATAAAAACAAAGTAAGTTTATTACCACTGCCAGTGAAGCCATGTATATACGCTCCATTTTCAGCTAGCACACCTGCATCTGGAATGTTTAAGGTATGAAGTCCAGTAGGAAAACTTTGAAGCAATATAGTTGCTCCACCTGATCCATCTTTAATAGTCAACACACCAGCGGCATTACCAAATATAACAACTTGTCTTATTCTTGACCTTGCAGGACCTACAACCGCAGCGGCATCACCTTGGTCGTGGTTAAAGGCTTTTACGTCAGACCTAACTGCCATGATAACCCCCTATTATTGATCAGCAAAAGCAGGTGCTGTCGCAGATACTACGTTACCCCAAATATACCAATTTGTTGAATCCTTAGCCATGATATTAATTTCCATAATACCAAAATCAGTAAGTGTTAATTTTGAGTTTGAATTACCATCTGCATACACTGATACGTTATCTGCATTAGTGTCTAAGTGCTGCACACCACCAATAAAGAAGTTGGTGTCTGAACCAGAATCAATTATTAAATTTTCTGTTTCTTCAGCTGCGCCACCATATATAAGTTTAAAGGTGGCTCCTGCTGTTGGGGATGGAAGTGTGATTGTTCTATTAGCTGCTACAGCTGGTACAACCATTGTTCTTCCACTGTGTGTTGCATTATCGAGTGTTTTGTCCTCGTCTGCTAATGCTACTGGTGCATCACCCATAGTCATAACTTCTGTAATAGTTCCAGTTGTTGTGTTTTTACTAATAGTTTTGATTGTGCTTTCAGATCTAATAGGACCTGAGAATGTTGTATTAGCCATGTTAATCTCCTTGTCGTGGCTATTGTCGAACTTAATTGTTCGTCAAGGTGATTTTAGTATACATAAAAAAAGGGTGACTCGCAAGCCACCCTTTTAATAATCGAACAATTGTTCGTTAAGCTGCGCCTGGTGATCCAAACACACAACGAGGATCAGAGAACCCAAAAGCATATCTTTCTCTTGCTTTATATCTCATATTTCCTGTGTCGAAGTCTGCTTCCATGCTTGTGCTTAATGGTGTTCTTTCAAAATATTTGAAACCATTTGGAGCATCTGTTTTGATGAAAAACGCATCTGTATCTGTTAAGAAATGATTGATAACGTAACCTTCTGGTAACATTCCCATATTCTTAATTGCATTTACATCGTTGTCAGCAGTTCCAGATCTTAGAGTTGACTCTAATAAACGATCAGCAACAAACTGTAGTGCTGGTGGAATGATTAATTTCATACCACGAAGAGCTACAATCATGTTTCTCTCGTCAACAAAATTAGAAATGTCAATTAATGCACTTTCTAATGATGTTTCATTTAAGTCAGCGGCACTTGATGGCTCATTTGAAAATGTTCCACCACCACCTAGAGGATGGTCTGTAGCACAAAGCTCTTTTCCATCACCGCCAGTAAAGCTAGAGCTAAACGCATTGTTTAGCACTGAAGCAGCTTTTACTTGCTTAGTGTGTGCCATTGATCTTGCTAGTGCCTTTGTGTATCTAGCACCAAGACGATCATAGAGATTGTCTTCCATTGCTTCCTCAGTTAATGCGAAAGCTAATGCAACAGTCTCCATTGTATATCTTGATGTATATACTTCGTTTGCACTATCGAATGCAACTCCAGCACCCTCTGATTTAGTTGCAGCATTGCCGAAACCACTGATCATCACTTCTTCTTCAAACGCTCTGTCTGAAGATTCTGTGTCATAGATTTCTGCATGCTCGTTGTCGTAACGGTCATATTCCATGCCAAAAAGGGCATTTAGACCAGGTTCTAGTTCTTTAACTAGTTGCGCTCTTGATATAGCCATAATCTAATCTCCCTTACGCTAATCCAGCAGACTTCTGTCCAAATATGTGATTTTGAATCACAACATAGACATTAGTTGCATCTGATGAAACATCGCTATTCTCTGGGTCTTGCGAAATATCAATCGCTTTCAGAGGTAAACCAGCAGTAGTTGCACCTGTTGCTACATCTAACTCTGCACCAGAAATACCAGTTACAGTTGAACCTGCTGTGGTATAAACAATGTCAAAGTTACCTAATAAATCTGCAACTGGAAATGCAGCATTACCTTGAATTTCAAAGATAACACTTGGGTCATCTATAATGAAGGCTTCAATGTCAGCAGCATTTGTACTTGCAGGGTAGTAGTTGGAAAAAGTTTCTTTTCCAGTTGTAGGATCTGTATATCTACAACCATTAAACACTCCAACTATTGGAACAGTACCGCCATCAGCATGTACTTCTACACCACCACCAGTGACTTGCATAACCATGTCACCTTGGAATATAGAAGTTCCATAATTGGCAGCGATTCTATATCGGCTTTGTCCTCCAGTATAGGGTGTTCCACCTATTCTTTTAACAGGACGCATTCCGAAAGCAGCATCTTGATTTGCCATTTCTATCTCCTAAAAATTAAAATTATGAGTCAACGGACTTTTTGCCACCAAAGGCGACTTGAGAACGTCTCTCAGGTTTAAGTATAGGCATTGCAGCATTTGAATCTTTCATCATATCTCTGTCAATAGCCTCCATTTGATTATTTGTTTTGCTTTGAAAATATTGATTTCTTTGCTCAACAAGTTCATCAGGTATCCGTGCTAACAAAAGACCACCCTGACCGATTACTCCAGCATTTTTGCCTTCATCAATTACAGGTGCATCAAAGTCGGGATATTCTTCAGCACGAACTAATTCATATCCTTCTCTAAGCCGTTTATGAATATTTGATCTGTCATCATATTCCATAACTCGTTCTCTTATCCATCTGTGTTTATAGCCCACAGGAGCTTCTGGAGCATCAAGCGTTGATGGTGGCTTCCATTGTTGTACTCTCGCAGTTTTTTCACGAGTTTGCGACTCTCGATTAGTACGATCAGCCATTAACTACTCCTTTTGATTTTTCTATTTTAGCTACTTCCTGTGCATACTTTTCTAATGGTATCCTCATTTTTTTAGCAAAGGCTACCTGACCAGGTGTTAGCTCAATAGTTTTTTTACCACCCTTTTTTAGAGACCGTCCACTGGACGCAGGAGCTACAGATTGGGTGTTTTTCTGTCCTCCCTTAAACTTGTGTGGAAATTCAATAGCCATACGTTTACTAACTTCTGAATAATAATCATCAGTTGATGGATCAAATCCTTCTTGACCAACTAATTGTTCGTGTATAGCTCTTGCTCCACTTGTCATAATCATATCAGTTCCAAACCAAGAATTGTTATCTAACCATTTTTGTAATTTAGGATCTAATTCTTGTTTTTGAGGGGTCTGCCTGACTTGCGAGGTGTTCTGTTCAACATCGCTCTTTTGCGCATTATTTCCAGTTGCTCCCGCTTGCTCAGAACGAGCTTTTTGGATTCTAAGTCTTTCGTTTTCAATAGCGAGTTTAGCCATGAGGTCACTCGCTTCAGACATTTTTTCAGCATCTCCAGCATCAAAAGCCTCCTTGTAAAGTTTTTTAGCTTGAGCAGTTTGTGACTCAATTCTATTACCAAATTCTGAAGTATAACCTTGATTTAACTGATTAAGCTGTTGTTTTAACTTTTCATTTTCATTTTTTTGTTGTTGAGCAAAATTAAAAGCTGCTTCTGCTTCCTCTAATGCTTGCTTACGTTTTGCTGTTAATTGATTAATTCTTTTTTGAACATTATCGCTATATGCTTCTATTTCTTCAGAATCTTCAGATTTTTCACGAACAATTGTTCGGTCTTCTTCAACTTTTTTTTCTGTTGAAATTTCATTTTTTTCTTCAACAACAGGTGTTTCGTCTTCTAATTCATAGACAAACTTTTCTTCCTGTTCTTCTTGTTTTTCTGTTTCGTTATTCATTATGCTCTCCATTATATATAAGAAATATCTTTAGGGTCAAGTATAGATGCTATAATATTATCGTCATTTATGATTCTTAGCTCTAAACCGTCTACTTTAAACTTATTTCCAGCATATCTACCCATAAGTACCCAATCTTTCTCAGAACACCACGCTCCACTTGGGAATTTATCTTTATCTTTGTAAGCGTCAGGCCCTACTTTTACAACGTATGCTACAACACTTGCAAAGCTCTCACGATCTCTAGTTTTATCAGGTATTATAATCCCATTAACCTTTTCTGGAACATAATATGGAATAACAAGCATTCTATATCCAGTAGGCTGTGGCAATCTATCTAACGCTGATTTACCTAATTTAGATGGATCTTTTGAGTTTGGATTAGCATCTTCATTATCATCAAATGCTTTACTTATAGAGGGAGGAGTCGGATTGATTTTTTTTTGTGCCACAAACCGTTCTGGCACGATCAGTTTCTTAGTCATCTAAGTCTGTACCTTTCATCGAGGATTTTAATTCTTCTTCAACCCAAGTCATTCCTCGTATTTGACCTGTTATGAACCGATAGTCTTCCATTGAGTCTATCGAACCATCAGCCAAAGATTGAGTTAATTGCTCTTTTCTTTGACGTATGTTCTTATATAAATACTCTGCTAATTTAATTCCGTCCACACTTATTTTCCTCTACCTTGTGATGCCTTTAAACATTTTACATGTTTATAATAAAAATAATTACCAATTTTACTAAAACATTTTGCTAAAGTTAGCCAATGCCACATCATTTTGTTAAACCTTTTTGTTTTTCATATGTTCTCAAACCACCTAAACCGAGCATACCCATCAAAACTGTCATCAATGACCCCATGTCAAATGTAGGTAATTCTGGTATAGTAACTCCAATATATGCACATAAGAATATAGTTATAGGTGCTAATACAAAATGCCAACACAATGCTACACCACAAGTCCAACCTATGAATGGTCTCCAACCTGCAACAAAGATAGACTTGTGCTGTGCCTCTGCCTTGTTGATCTCAATCTGACCCTTAGCTAGTTCTTGTGCATGATTCTCAGCCATAGTTGCCACCTCATGTGCCAACTTATTCTTCATGTCTTTGTCTTCTATGAACTTACCGAGTAAATTACTTACTGGCCCTATCAATGCTGTTAACATTATTATCTCCTTTATGTTCGTGACCCATCCATATACCAAAAACACCTGTCATTACACCCATGACCACAGATACAAATGCTGACTGTGCTGCTGTAGGTGCATCTAAATCCATGAACCATTCGGCACATCTCCATGACATGACTGTACTAGCAAGCATCATACATCTTGGTAGTATTTTCCATTTTAAAAAAGTTTCTACACTCATTGTTTTAAAACCTCATTTAAACCAAAACCCTCTAATAAAACTAAGGTAAAGAATAACAATAAAATTCCACCTGCTATTAGTTTACCAGAAAAGTTTGTTGAACCTATCTTTATGGCAACAAACTCGTTGCCCAATATTCTTAAAGATAATTCAAAACTATTTTGACCTATATCTAGGTTGACTATTTTTTTATCTTTGTCCATTAGTACACCTTTACTTTGTCTGTATCTACAAAAGGTACGAGCTTACATATACACTCATATGTTTGTGGCTCATCACCTTTCATAAATGTTTGGTTATCTAATACATCTTTGTAATGTATACACACATTAACATTCTTAAAATATATACCACCATTAACAATACCATTTAATGTGCAAGCAAGTAAAAAGGCTGTCATTTAGCTATACTCCTAAGACTTTCCATTACTTTATCTATAGATGGCTCTTGACCATTAGGATTAAAAACACATTGATAGTTGCGTGGGCATCCTACATGAATATCAGTGAACTCTAACTCATATGTCTTTTGAGCGCCAACATAAATGCAAGCCATTTTATCTTTAAATACTTTTTGTTTTTTCAAGCGACATGTTGTCATTTTGGGAGGGTTTATAATGCCTTGTCGGACTTTTTGGTCATATGTGTAATCTTTAGCGAATACCTTTACCCCAACAACTACAAAGGCAATTACTAAACCAATAATGATAAACCCATATGCTACCCATTTAATAACCTCTAATATTTCTTCTTGTTCTTTTTTAGCTTTTAATCTGGCTTGTCTTTGAGCTTCTTTAGCTTTTGCTATTCTGTCAGCTCTTTCAGCAATAATCTGATCCCATGCTTGAGGCCCAAACCTTAAATTAATAAGTTGTTTAAGTTCTTGTCGTTTTTCTTCTAAAAGTTTTCTATCTATGTAATCTGTAGCACTAGATTCAACTGAACCAAATTGCTCCATGATAGACATGCCTTTTCCTTGACCTTTATTCATCTGCTCTTCGCCTAGAAAAAAGCCATCTATTTGTTTAGCTATACCTTGTATGTCTTGAACTGTGGATATATTTTCTTTTATGAAATCAACGCTTTTTTTTACTAAAGCAATTCCCGTTAATATCTCTGCGACAACCATTTAAAAAACGCCCTCAAACCTTTGCGGTCTAGCTATTTTTGAGAACTTTGTTATTATTTTTGGTTTGTTTTTTGGCTTTATTTGTTTTCTTTGGTTTATTTTTTTTTGTACTTTGTTCCGTTTTTGGCTCGACATCTGCTATAACCTCTAATACTTTCAAAGGATTTTGTTTTATTACTGCTTTTAAAACAACTTCTGGTGAAGTTACTACACCTTGTTCAGCAAGTCTTGTGCGTCTCTTTTTTTCTTTTTCTTGTGCAATCATTCCTGCACGAACTGAACTAACCACTTCTTCCTCCTTTCATAGCATTCATAGCTGCTATATCTCGTTGAGTTTGTATTCTATCTTGAGCAATTTCTTCTTGTTGCTGAAGACGTTTATTGTCAATCATTGTATCATTTGACTCTTTTTGCATTTCCATCTCTGTTTTTTTCTGAAATTGTTCGGCTTTTTGTTGTATTTCAGAACCACGAAGAGCTAATTCTTGTTTTCTTAACGTAACAAGAGGGTCTTCTTGTGGCGGAGGTGTAAGTGCTTGTGCATATTGCTCTTGTACTTCAGCTGCAATTTCAGCTGCTCTTGAAGCAATTTGATCTGTTATTTGTTTTTGCATATTTGGATCTTGTTGCATCATCATCTGTTGTTCTGGTGGTATTGATGCCATAACTTCCTGTTGTGCAGTCATTTCAGACATCATTGCTATATGCTCGGATATATGACCTTGCAACGTCATAAGTATTGAAGCATTTGATTGTGCCACAGGAGTAGAAAGCATTGCTAAATGAGCAGATATATGTGCTTGATGATTTTGTTCTGGGAATGCAGTTAATACACCTAATCTCAATGCTTCTTGATTTTCTTTTGCTGGGTTCATGGGCATCGGTTGTGGAGGAGGCTGCAACACTTGGTCTATATTTGTAACACCTAACGCTTCGTACATCTTGCGATAGGCTTGATACATACCATTTTGCCCATGAATTTCTGGATTGCTTTGTGCTAATTGCAATTGTGTTTGAGCCAAAGCGATACGTTGTGACATTGAAAATATATTAGGGTCTGAAACAGGTAATATATCTATTCGATCATCAAAATCAGCTTGTTTTATTTCTGGTGGCGCTCCTGGTACTTGATATGGATACATTGGAACACCCATAGAAAACACACGAGCTAACAATTTAAATTCTATCTTTTGTGAGTAATGAAGACGTTTATGAATAGCTGACATAACCTTCGTGCCACGCTCCATAATAGCCATAGTTGTGCCAACAGGAGCGTTGCCTTGCATCTCACCAACTTTCATGTCAGCCATAGATGCAAAACGTCTGCCAGAATCTATTAATGTTCCCATAAGAGAATATAATGTTTGTGATGGTTCTTTGAATGGCAATGGCATAATAGCTTGCCTTAAATCCATACCTACCATATCTACATCTCTAAACTCACCAGGATTAAGAGGTGTCTCGTCATCCCTTATTCTAGCTCCTCTAGCTTTAAAACCTGCTGGAAGGTTAGATAGTGTGCCAGCATCTATTAGCTGCCTTAGAATGGACGTAGAAGCTCTGGAAAGACCGCCTATAGTATGTGTGAGACCAAAACCATAAAACCCAAGACCAGGTAGAAACTTATAATGCACAAAATAAGGCACTTTCCTACGGAGCGGATCACTTTCATTGAAATTCCGTTTGATTGATAAGACATCCCCAGTGTCCTCCATAATTGTTACGATATAGGGCATCTTCAATCCTGTCGGTTCACCATCAGCTCCAATATCTTCAAATCCTTCAATATCTAAATCTGTGTGAACTTCATAAACCATTATCTCTTCATTCTGTGAAGAGCTACTTGCAATACCCTCTATCTCGTTAATTGTATCCTTCACTTCGTTCATAGTGTCTGAGTCAGCGCCAGAACTAGGAAGGTCTATATTTTTATAAAATCCTGATAATTGTAGTTTTTTAATTTCGTTTTTATCCATGCGAATGCAGTGAGTTATTCTCGTTGCTGTTGCCAAGTCTGTTGCACTGTAAGGAACAATTAAGTCCTCAGAATGCACAAACTTACTGACAGCTCTTTGCATTGAAGGATCAAAGTAAACTTTTTTAAATGCTGAACCTACAATCGGAAGATAAAACAACATTTGATCTAATTCAGGATCATATTCTTCCATCTCGTAAGTTATTTGGTAATTCATATAATTTTTAACACGCTCTGCTTGAGCTGTTACTTCTGGAGTTTCTGCTCCAATAATTGATGTCTTGACAGGTCCTCCAGCAGGTAGCATTTCACGATACGCCTGTGCTTGAAACTGCGTAACAGATTCAGCTAATAACGGATGTACTATACCAGACGCTCCCTCGAAAGGCTCTGATCTGTCTTCGTAACTCATACCAAGAAGTTCTAATCCACTTTTGTACTGTTCTTCCCAATCACTTCTTGAATTGATATCTTCTTCTATATTTCTTATAATTTCATTAGATATTTCTGATAATACATCTTCATCAATGTGTTCTGCTAGGTTTGCATCAAACGGAATAGCTATGGGAGCTTCTGTTTCCATCTCCATATCACCAACAATCGCTGATCCATCCTCTAATTCTGTCACACCTTCTACCAAAGCCTCTGGAGGCAGTTTGACTAAATTAGCTTCCAGTTCTGGAGCGACAGCATCTGCTATGCCATTTATATTTTCAATCGCCATTTCAAATCCTATCTAATAGAGAATCCGCCACCTTTAATTGCAGCACCCATACCACGGCATCCCATTTTACCACCTTTTGCAACACCACCATATTTCATCTTTTGAACTTTACCACCATATTCCATCATTTTAAAATCTGCGCCAGATATTGTACCATCTTTGTTTTTATCTAATTTTTTTTGTTTACCTGTAAGTTTTTTATTTTTTTGATTTGTTTTAGCAACATTTTTACTAAAATCTTCATTCAAAATTTCTGTTTTATCTGCTTTTAAACTCTTAGGTCTTGGTTTAGGCATTGGAACATCTCCACCTTCTTTCATGCCTTTTGCTTGAACTTTTTTTATCGCTTCCATTAAACCGCCCTTTCTCATTTTTCTTATTGCTCCACCGTATTTTTTACCAAACATTTTGGCAAAATCAGATTCAAATTTATCAGCTATTTTTTTGGTTTGTGACGGGGATAACGATTCACCTTTACCAAAAACATTACCCTGCTCTTCTATTGCTCTTATAGCTGCTTCTAATTCAGCTTGACTTAATTTTTCGCCACCACTTTGCATTTTTTGTACTACTTTACCACCGAATCTAGCTTTCATAATATCATTCCTTTGTATTCCAAATGCACCAGGCTTCTGAATTGAGTTACTTTTAGCGCTTAGTTTAACAGGTTTAGTTCTTATCTTACGAGGCTTTTTAGATCTCTTCATCAATTGAGCTAAATCTTTTTCAGATTGAGAATCTAAAGCCATAGCCATATTGACTCCAGCTAAAGAATCTCTTTTCTTTTTATTAGACATTATCTAATCCCTTTAAACATTCCGCCTCTGCCTTTGGCAACACCGCCCATGTTCATCTTCTTAACTTTACCACCGTCCATCATACCAACGGGCATGGACTTGGTTGTGTTTACTACGCCACCATCTGCTTTTTTTGCTATTTTGCCTAAAACAATTTCTTTTATTCCTGCGGGAAGGTTTTTCATTGGATTAGCTCCTCGATTTGCTTTAACCAAAGTACCTTCAGATTTTAAAATATTTTCTGCAAGTTTTTGCATTTTTGAACTCATTTTATTTTTACCAGCCATTAGTAATACTCCATTTTTCTTCTATATCCTGGTTCAAACTCTTCATCGTCAGGTGTGGATATAAAACCACCTTGTCTGAATCTTAGTATAGCCTGTGTCATTGAATCTGCCAAGTCATCATGATCTCCATGTGGAAAACTCGCACATTCCTCAACAACTTCCTCTGCAAAATTAGCATCTGGTCTCCATACCATACCACTTTCAAACACAGGTGCGCAAGCATTCATCCTTGCAAACTTATCAGCACCTTTGCTCGGTGTAAAGGGTGTAACAGGAATACCCATACGTCTTAATTCTTGTGTTAAAGGTGTACCACTTGCTTTTTGCTCTATCAATATCATGTCTGGATCATAAGCATCGCTTAATTCATAAGCCTTTTGCTTCAGTTCTGGGAAATCCCATCTGCCCTTCTCTGCATCAAGTAAAATAATTGCATCACCCTCACCTTCTACTGGTGTAAATATCCCCCAAGTAGTAATAGCACTAAAGTCAGCACGATCATTTTTACTGAAAGCGGTATCGTATGATTGTATGATATATGAGCAGGGAGGTGGTTCAGCATGATCCCAAACATTCCACCATTCCCTTTTTATTATAGCTCCTTCTTCTGCCGTTGGGTTTTGCATATACTGTGCATTCCACTTGGCTACTGGAATTGACGCTTTTACTCCGTCTAATTCCTCTCGACTCCAATATTCGGGCCATAGTACATTGTTTGTATCTGGAAATATTGCAGGAAACTCCACGACTTCCCATCTATCTGCTCCTCCTTCAGCTTGCTTAGATATAACCCTAGCTGTTAAATCTTTAATACCCCATCTAGTCATAACAATAATAATTGAACCACCTGGCTGCAATCTTTGTCGAGGACCTGACGTATACCACTCATAAATACCATCAAGTGCAGTAGGGCTTAGTGCATCTTGTTCTGATACTGGATCATCAATGATACATAAATCTGCACCACGACCAGCTAACGCACCACCCACACCAACAGCGTAATATTCACCACCACCATTTGTTGACCATCTACCAGATGCCTTCGCATCACTTGCTAATTTTATATCAGGAAATATATCCCTGAAGTCATCGCTATCAATTAAGTTCTTGACTTTACGTCCAAAACCTACTGCAAGTTCTGCCGTGTGTGTCGCTTGTATTATCTTCAGATCAGGTCGTCTGCCCATAAGCCACGCTGGAAACAAGTAACTAGCAAACTCTGATTTAGTATGTCTTGGCGGCATATTGACAATCAAACGCTTAATTTTGCCGTCAGCTACTTTTTGCAACTTGTCCGCATATATTTTGTGATGTTTACCCTCAATGAAAGTGGGCCAAATCTTCTTTACAAACTTTAAATAATTTTCTTGACTTGTTTTCTGCTCTTCTAAAACTTTAAGACGATCAAGAAGAGGAGCCATCTTAGAGATTTCATCATCACTAAGATATTCTGCAAAATCTGAGGCTTGTAAAACCTGATCCATTATGCTGTCGCTAAGAGATTATCCAATGCTTGCATAACCTTACCACCTTCTGCATAACCAGCAACCCCGCCTTTTTTCATAGACTTAGGGGCAGCAACACCTGTTAACATCTCGATTAACTTATTTATATCGCCTGTGTTAAAAGTAGATGGAACGAAATCACTAACATTACTGGTAAAAGGTGAATCAACAACTGTTGGAACTGTCTCTGGAACAGGTAAAGGATCACCACCACCTATTACGTTTGGTGGCTTATCCTCTTCCTCTTTTTCTTCTTCTGGCTTTGGCTTTATTACAAATGGATTTTCATTATTATCATCACTACCCATAGGAGCATTCGGATCCATACCTTCCATTAAATTACCAAATTTATCCTTAGAACCTACGATAACATCTCCATCATAAACTGGAGTATAACCTTTTTGAGCTATTGAATCCAAAACCCTACCTCTTGAATAATTACTAAATTTATTTGCAAGAGATGTTAATGTTGGAATAGCCCCTATACCCGCATTTTTAAAAGGCTCTATAAATTCCTTTGGTGCTTCTATACCTGGCGCAACTATCGGGGGTGGCTCAAATGGCTTTATACCTCTACCCATAGCTGAAGAAGTTAAATTTTGTAAATTAGGTGCAGTGCCAACGCCCATAGCCTGTTCAGCAGCTAACCTATCTGCCTCATTTCTATCTGCTAGTGTTAAGGCAGTATCAAAATCATCGCCAACCCTGCTTTCTTCACGAGTTGTTGTATCAATATCAAATACTGTATCAACGGGTCCTATTCGACCTGCCATAGTTTCTAATGCAGTGTCAGGAACAATCCCACGATTAGGCTCTGGATCATATGGTGTAAAAGTTGTACCCATATCAGCATCTCTAATATCATTCAATATTTGTTGTTGAGCCTCATCAGATAATGATCTAAATGTATTTTCATCCATGCCAGCTATTTGACCTGTACCTGTCTTTACTGCACTTTCGGTCATAACATTCGGATCAACTCTTGAAGGATCTCCAAAAGAATCCACTTGAGGCATAGATTGTATTACATCACCCCTTGATCCAGCTCCTTGCGTACCAACTGGAGCTATACCTTTTTGAGCTTGATTGCCTCTCTGACTTAAAAAATTTGAAATCTGAAATGCGTCTGGCACATAATCAAAAATAGTATTCTTTAACGCACCATCTGGCTGACTCTCTACAAAACTTTTATTTTGTCCAAATGCTGTATTTAAATCAAGACCGTCCAAAACATCGTTGCTAAATGTAGAATTTAACGAACTAGGTCTAAAAGACGCTTGAACAATATCTGCTGGATTCACGTTTTTAGCAGAAGCTGTCAATGTGTCTTTATTGTCAAATATGCTAGCTAATTGTGTGCCAGTATCAGCAGGTCTTTCATCTTGAAGAACATCCAAGTTAGCCATAATAGAACTGTCATATTCCTTCTGACCAGCATCTGTTAAACTACCATCTTTGTTTATAAATCCCAAAGCATCAGCTTCTGTGCCACCAAAAACCTCATTTTCAGCTCTTGCAATCGCCTCTTGTAAAATCTCTGGTCTTGGTGTTGGAAAAGCAATGTCTTGATTGCTGTCGTCTCCACCAGTGTAAACACCAGAATCATCTGTGCTGTAATCAGAAACATCGTTGTCTTCGCTAAATCCATCATCACTTGTCGCATCTACACTGCCATAATCACTGAACCCACCAAAGTCGCTGTCATCAACCTCACCACCATCAAAAAATGCCCTTGGTGAACCACCCATCAACTGTGTGCTACCTGGCGTAAAGCCCTCATTGAATATTCGCTGGTCTATCATATTAAACATGTTAGGCCCGCCTCGCAAACCCATTGGCTCTCTTAATATGCCATTTTTGTCTTTTAACGGATCAACGGGTCTTGCCATCGTATCTTGTATTTGTGGAGGATTAAATGGGCGAAATCCATTAATTCCAGAATCAAAAATAGATAAAAGCGGCTCTCCCGCCGTTTCCAAAGGTCTTGATAAATCTCCAGGTCTTGATAAATCTTCAGGGGGTTGTTGAGGTACACGCTGAAACATAGAAGGGCTAATTAATGGCTCCGCAATCTCCATTAAAGGTTGAGATGGGTCAAAAGTTTTTAAAGGTCCAAAAACACTTTGACCACCACTACCACCACCACCATTTAAATTAAAACGCTGACTAGCCATCTGCTGAACTTCTTGAATAAATGGCTCAACTTGCGTGTTATCTATCTGCTGAGATAAATAATCACCATAACTATCCAAAGGATTGCTCGCCACACCACCTAACCGCATGTTTACAGGCTGATTAAATATGTCAATATTCGCCATCGGATCTGGAGCTGGCATCATAGGAGCTGAACCCATCGAAATTGGGGGAGTCATAGCCGTTGCGTTTGATATAGATTTTAGAAAATTGTTAAAATTACCCCTACTTTGGGCTGTTGTCTCAAAATTTACCTGTGGCGGTTGTGGTGGTACTGGTGGTGTACCCATATTCCCGCCTAAAGGTCCATTCGCCATGAAATATCTCCACAAAAAACTATTTTATGCGAAGATACTATACGATTAATTTATTTTTGACAATAGAAAGCCCATTTCTTTATGGCTTTGAGCTAAAATTTTAGAAACCATGTCAGAATTTGCAGAAATATCGTCCTTCATTTTCTTCATAAGAGCCTCAATCCTGTCAACATCCCATTTCGTCAATGGCTCTTCATACTTTTTAACCTCATCATGCAATTTATCCATCTTATCCATGTTTTTACACAAATATTTCGCTGATAAAACTACAGATATCGGAACTGGTTTCGTTCCATGCTCATAATGGTTCCACATCCTATGGCTCAAACCTAATTTCTTCGCCATGTTTACCTGACTTATTCCTAATTGATTGCGATAATTCAACATTTCATTGTTTTTTACTTTCGCATAGCTGTTTTCGTTACGTTTCATTGGCTTGTCTCCTTCAATATTTTATATTTTAATAAATCTTCCGTAAATTCAGCAACAGTTCCAAACCTTACAGGCTTGTAAACCTTGTCACAAACGTTGGAAGCACATGTCGATAGCAGATCATCTACGTTATCTTTGTCATATCCCATTATTTTACGAAAAACATCAATAACATCATTCGGATCGTCAGACTCAAAATCTCTGAAACCTGCGTATTCTAGTACATATCTAGGCATATTGCCCTCCTTTGACACAAGATGTAGCAATGAATGCTAAAAAGCGCAAGATTTTTTTTATAAAATTTTTTTTGGAGGTCGTATTTGAAATTGATGGGGGTCGTTTGAGGGGAACACGGTTTAGAAGATTTTTGCCAAAATTTATATAAATTTGGTGGTATGGTGGGGCTATACCGCCCCGTTTTATTCAGTAAAATCAATAACTTAGAACAATTGTTAGATATTGTATATTAACTAACAATTGTTCGATGTCATAATAAATTTTAGACAAAAAAATAGACCGTATAAAATTAATTATACGGTCTAGATTTAAACCTTAATTTCTAAAAGGTTTTAAGTTTGATTTATATTGGTTGTCTAATCCAAGTAATAAATTTGTACCGCCATTGTTAGCGAATACAGCACCGCCAGAGCCACTATTTACTTGTAATGGTACTTCATAGCCGTTTAGATCATAACGTCCTTGAGAAGAGCTGTAAGCGTGATTATAGTGTTGTTGATTATGAGTGATTAAAATATCACGTCCAAACTGATTAATTAAGTTTGGTCTTATTTGCTCACTTATCATAGACCTAACACGCTGAGCGGTTTGAATACCGCTAGCATCCATGATCTCTTGGACTGTAGCACCGCCAACACGTCTCATTAATGAGTATGCTATTGATTGTCTAGTACGACTAGAGCGCCCAATATAAGACGGTGTATCAATAACGGCTTGCACTTGGTTATGTCTATTAACAATTGAGTGTCTTTGCATGTTAGATAAAAACATCATCCAAGACCATATTTTATCAATTTCTAAAGTACCGCCATGCGATCTAAATTCTACAGTTTCATAATCATCCCAATGATTAAGATTAATAGCTGAGAATTTACCGCCAACTGAGATAACACGTTTTAATTTGTGCCAAGTACACTCAGTATTTTTTATAGTACTTGGCGCTAATGGTTTTTTGCAAAAATAACCGTTTTTTTGTCTTGCTCTTCTCATAGGCTCAACTGCATAACCACCATCATCAATTCTTGACGGCGCAAGCAAAGAATTAAACTGTATAATATTTTTGCTTACTCTGTATCCCATATCTTTAACAATCTCTAAAGGTATAGCATCACCAAAATAATCAGTACCATTGCGACTAGGTAAAGCTCGTCCATGAATAGCAGTATATTCAACTGATTTATCATGAAAATCATTTGGATCAATTGTTATTGGTCGTCTAGATAAATGAACATGAATGGATGCAGTCCAATTGACGGTTGCGCCATGATCGTTCAATTGTTCGAGTACTGATTTTAAATAATTATATGATTTTTGAGAATTACTTAAAATTGGTAATCTTGCCTCGCCGTCAACTCTTGAACCATCATATACATACTCTAGACCTTTTATTTTATTTGAGCCTAGTGAATTGTTATAACGGTTCATTTCAGTATAAGACCTTGTATTAAATTCAGGTTCTACACCAAAAACAAAATTTTGGTTATCGAATATGTTTTTATTTGTGTTAATTGTATCAAACATTTTGTTTATCCTTTTTTAGTTATTGTTTGGTTTTTAGGCGCATTTTGCCGCCTAAGTTTTAATTAGGTATATAAGGTAATGATTACAAGTATACCACCAAAATTAATTTGCTAAGTCATTGTTTTTATTGAGAAACTTTTTTTGCTTTACCTCTTGACAATATTATTTAACAAGTTAATTAAATTTTCATTAGGAGGATATAGGGGGGAGGATCTAGAAAATGATTTGGGCAGGGGGCGAAATCCCCGATCCCCGATCAGTGTCCTGCCCGATCCGAACAATTGTCCGATTGCCTTCCAGAAAAAACCCAGATCCTGCTGGGCTTTTTCAGGGGCTGGTTATCGAACAATTTACCTCCATGACCTGCCTCCACGCCTTGTTTGAATAACCCTACCTGCTTCCTTCTCGTAATCGAAGGCTTCAACAACTGCGTCAAGAAGTTGTTCGGTATCTAGCTGGAAGTCTTCATACCCCTGCTTGATTGCGTCAAAGTATCTTTTGTTCGGAACAGCCTGACCTGCGTAGTTCATTATATAAATCATACCTTGAGTCATGCCCATGTACGACAGATCAACATATTCCTTTCTGTAAAGATTTGGGTAACCCTCAAAGATGTCTAAGTTTCTCTCATCTTGTTCAGATATTTTCCACAACCCCACAGGAACGCTATGCTTCTCTGACGGAACGATACTCGCCACGTTGTTGAATATCAGTTTGTACCCCAGTAGATTTGTCTTACCTACTGGAACTGCATCAGGCGATCTAGTCGCCATATTCTTTTTGTTAAGGTTTGCACCATAAGCTATGTATATTGCCATTTGTCTCTCCTTTGGCTGATTAATATATATAATATATAGTAATGATTGCATGTTGTCAAGTAGTAAAAGTATAAAAACCTACAGCAACATTATTATAACCAGTTGTTATCTAATTTCATGCTTTGCTGCCAATGCGTACTGTTCCTGGCTGCGCACAGGAAGGAAACCGAACAATTGTTCACCTGCAGCCAGGAGGAAGGGGGGGGGTGGACAATTGTTCGAGCTGGACGCAAAAAAAACAGGAGCCGAAGCTCCCGTTTCCCGATCCGATCCCGAACAATTTATGCTGCAGTAATCTTCCTTCTGTCGATCATATCCCATTTAGCAACGATTTCTTCGCCTAAGATATAAACATACATATTAACAACCTTTTCAGGGTCTGAAATGTCTGTTGTTAGTTTACCAAAGTTAAATTCTTCATAGTCTTTGATAATGCCAATAACATTAAATGCCTCTTCTCCCAGCCATTTCTTAGCTTTGTATGTGCCAATTATGTAATAGTCTGTATTAAAAGCGTTGTGGTGTACGTCTGTCCAGTCGTCATTGTCTGGTGTGTTTTCTTTTAACCAGTCTTGAAAGTATTCTTCTACTTCCTGATATTTGAATGTGTTCTTGTCTATGTCTGTAAATTGCATTTGTTTCTCCTTTGGTTTTGTTTAATTAATATTAATATAGTGTAATGATTGCAACATGTCAACCCTTAAATAAAACTTTTTCAATGATTACGTCATCATATCCTTTAGCTATCCATTCATCTGCGTGTTGCTTTGCTCGTGAATAGTCTTTGTAGTAATCATCTGTACCACCAACCCAAACTATCCATCTCCAGCTCTGTTTGTATTCCTCTGTCATTTTGACCTCCTGCTGTTAACCCCGAACAATTGTTCACCTGTGCGTGACCTGCTGGGGGGGGGCTGCTTCTCGAACAATTGTTCGCCCTGCTGCCAGAAAAAACAGGATCAGGTTTCCCCGATCCCGTTCCGAACAATTAGGCTGTTACTAAATTGTTCGTTGATTTGCCAGTTTCGTGAAGTCTGTGCTGCCATTCAATAACTTCGTCATTGACCAATGTTACAGCTCTTTCGCTGTGTCCACCAACATTCCACATCATTATCTGACTAACTCTCTTACCCTCTGCTCCTAAGTAATTAAGTCCGTTCTTATAATTATATATGGTTGCTATTGTGCCATCTTCAAACTTGATAGCCCATTGAGCATCTACTTTGTTATCAGACTCCTCAGACCATTCAAATCTTGTTGGCTCTCCGAAAACTTCTACCAGCTCCTGATAAGTTGCCCCAACATTACCCTGAAGATGTGTTCCATAAGTTGTATTTGTTTTTTTAAATTTCATTGGCTTAGTTCCTTGTGTTTGTTTAACTTGATATATATATAGCAATGATTGCCACATGTGTCAACAGATAAAATAATTTTTTTTTATTTTTATTTACTTGACAGGATTAGCAACAGTTACTATATATAATACATCAAGCATTTAAATATCCTTTGTTTAATTGTAAAAGTAAAAAGAGCAGGTTTTGGTTTTCCTGCTCTTTTTTTTTGCGCAGCCTCCAGGGAACCTGCCCGAACAATTGTTCATGCGCAGCAGGAACGCCTGGAGCTGCAGGTGAAGGTTTCCGAACAATTGTTCCAGCAAGCAGGTCAGGCAGCCAGGCGAAACTCCGATCCTTCCAGGCTGCAGGGCTTCTTTTTCCGAACAATTGTTCACGCAGGAGGCTGTCCAGCCAGGTAGATCCCGATAACGCTGCTGGATCCAGGGATAACCTGCTGCCGTTCCGAACAATTGTACGATCCCCGCTGCTGGAGAAGCCCGATCCCGTTCCGATTCAGGGGGGGGTGACCTTCCTGAAGCCGAACAATTCTCCCGATTACGCCCAAATCCAGCCCCGATCACCCCGATCCCGCTGCGAGTCCGAACAATTCTTCGGTCTCCGTGCCTACACCCTGTCTAAGTAAATATGCTAGTTTTTGGGTTTTACGCTACTTTGTTCTATCAAGTCTGGGTCTTTATGGGATTTGTTCGCTATTTTCATGCGTTTCTGCGCAATGTCTTGAAATTCCTGTAGTTTTGACAATATTTCCTCCCTTGTCATGCTATCTGTTCGTTCATGTAGCACATGAGCCTTGTTTACAAGCAGTCCAGTAGCTTTTAAACGCAGTTCCTCAGCTCTGATAGCCTCACCAAACTTCCCGCTCTCCCACGCCTCGTTACGAATCTTCAACAAATCCCGCACCGACTTATCAATTGTGACCCCGAAGCGACTACGGGCTTCCTCACGCATTTCCTGATATCTTTCCTGCACGACTGGGTTACGCAACAACCTCACAGCATCGACTCCAGGGTTTGCGTATCCCGCTGCTCTAGCAGCCGATGTCTGCGTCATATCCTTGTGCATAAAGTTATTCAGAAAATCTTGCTGTTTGTCAGTCAATCTTTTCCATCCAGCTAATCGCTGTTCCTTCGTTAAATTCTCAGCTACTTTTGGCATTACTTTTTCTCCTGTCTAATTTCATCCAAATCTTTGTTAATTTAATAGGGTTGGTGGGCGGGTTACTTACCGCCCCCTAAACCCCCCTTTAGGGGGGAAGTTCGGTAAGTTGGTAAGTAGCCATAAAAATCAATGACTTAGAGCAAAAAACTAACTTACCATGATAAGAAGTAACCTCCGTAAGTTGCTTCAAAAAACCGAACAATTTCAATGACTTACTACTTACCGTCATTTTTACTTACCGAGTAAGTTGGTAAGTGGTAAGTAAATCACTCATAAAGCACCACAATTTTGGGGTCATCTGTCTGTTTATAGAACGTACCATTTAAGGTACAAGAGTAGCCCAAATACTCCATCATTTCGGCATAGTTCCGATAACATTCAGGGCATGAAGTTAATTCATAAGAGCAATTCATATGATGCAAAACCGATGCGTTTAATTTTTGGGATATACCTTTTTCTGTAGCGCAGCCTAGACAAATTGTTCGGTTATTCATCACCAGCTCCATTCCGATAATAATTTTTTCTTTACACTGCGAACAATTCTTCTGTTTTTTATTAGCCATCATACGCCTCCTATGCAACTAGCCATAATTTTGTGATCTATTGGCTCTTCGCCAAAATTATCAAATATAGCGCCTTCAATGAGCAATTCGCTTTTAACTATATCGGCACGACATTGATTCATAGTCGCATATTGCACTTGGCTTTGGTGAATGATACACTTCTGTTCACCGTCATCATGGTGACTAACATCTGCCCATACGACACATATTAATACGAACATTTTAACCATCGCTCTTATCTTCTTCTTTACAACGATCACATTGATCTTTTGGATAAGGTGGTTCTTCTGCCCAAAATATTTCGTTACAATCTATACATTCATACTCGCCCATTTATTCCTCCTTAATTTCCCGAACAATTCTTCGTTTTGTTCGCTGGCGCTCTTTAGCCTTAGCAGATTTTTTGAGAGATTTTTCCCATGATCTGCTAGTGCTATGAATTTTTGCTCGCTTTACCATTTTTTTATTTTGTACAAAGCCCGAACAATTTTATCTATAAAGGTAATTTTGTACGGAGTGGCTTGTTGAATATGTATTTTTATAAATTTTTCATTAAGCAATTTGTCGCTCCTCATCTCTTGTTGTTGGGTTCCACTTGTGTTGAATTTCATCGATTTCAGATTGACTAACACCATATGAACGTAGCGCTTTAGCCATGACCCGATCCGCAGTATCTGTCCATACAATCGCATGTAACATTGCCCAAATCCATGCACCAATTTCTTTCTCCTTTGTTGTGTTATTACGAGATTGATTACCGCCAAGTATATGCCCGATTTCATGTAAGGCAGACACATAATACCCCGTATTCTTAGTCGGTCTAATGGTTATATGTCGCCTAGATGGAATAGCAGAATACCTAGGATTAGTTTCTGTTAGCGATTGATAACTTACAGTTATGTTCTCTAATGCGGCTAACTCTTGGATATGTAATGCCATATCTATTCTTTTAACTAATATCATGGTTGTAACCTCTGAAAATTAAGTTCTTGTTGAAATTCATTCAACAAATCTTTTGCATGTTCTACATACATATCAACACCAAACTTGATCTTGACTTGCTTTAATACTTGCTCGTTTGTGTAGTCCTGCAACTGCTCACCTACGAACAATTCTACTTCAAGTAGTTTGTCAGATAGTCTACTCATAATAATCACCATTACTTATGTCAAACTCATGTCTTATTTTCCACATAGCAGTATTCATGTCTCGTATGTCAGATAAATAAATATCTTCCATGTCTTGAATGTTTCCTAAGACAGTTACTAAAGATTGATGAGCTAATTTAATAGCTTCTTTTTGTTCAGAAGACAAAGCCTTCAATCCATTCTTTCTGTTGATTTTAATTTTTTCTTGTTCTAATTCCCATTCTGTTTTTTTAGTCATCTTACTTTCCTTCCTTTGCTAGTTAAGATAGTTCTCTATAGTTACTATAGTATTCAATACCATGTCAAGCATCTTTTTTATTTAATACATAATCATGGACTATTTTGCCTAATTCAGCATTACCAACCTTTTGTTGCTCAATCCAAATACGTTTAAGAACATCGCCTTTTTTATTTTTTAACACTCTCCAATGCCCTCGTCTCCAATGTTCCCGCTTTGGTGATCCTTGCCCCGTGAACATGCGAGAATAAACCCGTTTGCCCCTAGGCTTTGGTAAATTAATTGTAACGACTTTATATTCGTTTTTAGGCACTTTACGACCAAAGGCTATATGATCTATCTTTTTAGGCGGAACAACCGTCTCTGTGGCGATTAAATCGTAGTTTAACAACCCAAGTAATGCGATCATAAACCTCGCATCGCCTTCCATAACATTATAAGACACTTCCATAAATTGTCTCATTTCTGATTTATTCCAACCATAATCAAATTTTTCTTGGCTTATCATCCAGTGCATAGATGCAGTTTGTGTTGTAGTCACTCGTTGTCTAATTTGATCTAAATAGTATTTATCTTTTTTAGTTCCATTGTTCATATATTCTCCAACGTACCAACTGCCAAGATATGCAGATGTAGATTGCCATGATGCCATGTTCCAATCTTTATCGCTCATAGGCTCTTCATTGTGTGCTGAGGCAGAAAATCTATCAAACGGTTTTTCGTTATCAATAGTAAATCCGATCTGCGGAGAGACCACATAACTTTTATTATCGGGTTCGTATTTAGTATATAAGGCATATATAAAATCATTATTATGTTTCATAATATGATAGCCAACGGGCATAATTTGTTCATTTATTTCATAAGTTTTGCCATTTGATTCATGGATTTTCTTTAATAGTTCTTGACGATAAACTTCATCCCACTCAATCCATAAAGAATTAAATGGCGGTATACCTCGCTCCAACATATTAAAAAGTATTTCGGGTTTTGACATGCTTGCTTGTACTGCATGCTCAATAAGACCTTTGCTTAATACAAATTTTTGAGCAGTAACAATTTCAGTTTGTATATTGCGTCTCATGCCCTCTGCATATTTACCGCCTTGCCATCCAAGTATATTTCTTTTGGCATCCCCAAGAGCGGTAATTAGTTCGTTTGCTAAAATTGGTTTGTCCATAATTATCTCCTTACGATAGACCTATATAATCTATATATGTAATGATAACTACATTGTCAATGGTAAATTATTCTTTTTTAGTTTTCCAAAAATATTCGTCAGTATCGCCTAGCCTTGTGTTGTTACCGTTTTCAACTTGGTACTCAACTGTGCTAACTTTAAAATCGGGAATTTTAGGCTTTTCAGGAGTTAGGCTATTATCATAGATTCTCATTCTATTGTTCGGATATAAACAATATTGTCCATTATTCAACTGCAACAAATTAAATGATTTATGTTCTTCAGGTATTTCACTGGTGCTGTAGTCGATTATGTCAGGTTGGTTATGATAATTGTCGAGTGTGCATATATATGTGCCTTTTACGATACCAAAACTTCTTGTCAGGACTTCAAAATCCATACTTCCGATGAATTGTTTATGTATAGCGGTAACATTATAATCCATACAATTCCAAAACTGTAAATTAGGTAAATCCATATCAAGTTTAGGCGTAACTGGTTTTGATACAAATGCAGATATTGGTAGCTTATCAAACATAGCTCCATATTCAGGTAAGTATGTTTCAAAGTAAAAAGCTCGACCCGCTATAGACTTAGCTGTAATCCATATGCCTTTAACAAACTCTCCATGTCCATCTTGTAAATCTCTGAGGTATTCTTTTCTAACCCAAATTTGTTCTGCTGGTAAATTGCATATCAGCTCTGGCATTACATGCTCTCATCATCAATGCTGCTAACAGGAGAATAATATGATCTGTCAGGAACTTTTGATACTTTACCGTATAATTGTTCGGTTTTTGCCCTGGGATCATCTTCAAATTTTTCATTCATTTCTAGTTCTTCAGGTGTCATTTTACTGTTTCTTTTTTGCAAATCTTTAAAAACTTTTTTAATTTCAGCATTACCAGCTTGTCTTTCATAATTGCAATTTACGCAAAACTTAGCTTTTTCATAACGCCCTATTTTCATTTTAACACCGCAGTTAATACATTTTTGCATCATCTTCCCCACCTGCTTTAAAGTAACTTTCATCTGGAACGCATACCCAGCAATGCCAATTCCATCCTCCATCAATAGAATACGAAGCTCCAGACTTGCCACAAATCGAACAATTATTCGGTTTTTGTTTTGTTTGCACAACTGGTTGCCAAGTTCTTCTTCGACTTTGTTCACTCATTATCTTTCCTCCATTTTTCGTACAAAGCATTCATTGGCACATCTCTTTTAAGATACGGGTAAACCCGAACATTTTGACATTTCAATAAATCCTTCAGCTTTTTTTTATCTCCAAATGTTAGAAAATATTTTAACTTTCTGCTACCTTTTTCAAATAAATATCCTTTATTAATAAAACTTTGTTTTTGTTCTTGGCTTGTAACGCCCAGTTTATTGGCGTATTTGTGTATTAACTTTGGATCAACACGCTTGCCATCTGGTCTAATTAGATAATTAACTGGAGATGTAAATCCATAAAAATGCCAGTTCGTAGCCTGATATAATGTTCCGATCTCTCCCGCTTCAGGATCAGAATAAGCAATAACAAAGTTATACCCTTTCTTAATTAAATGTTTCTTAGCTTGACCAATCATCCAACTACCTGAATGGGGGTGAGCATGACTGGCGCAAGCTCCTCTGACTAATACAATACCTAAATGTTTGTTATGATCTCCGAACAATTCTGACAAAGCTCCTGTTCCAGCAGTCAAACCAAAACACATAACACCAACTAAATCATCATCACAGAACATACCTAGACTAAACTTTGTGGTTCCCATAGTACCCAGCCACTCATATTTTAGTATAAAATTTTGAGCCATTTTAAATGGTATTTCGTGCATTACAGCGTTTTTTATGCTTGATCTTGGTCTATTGTCATCTAAACTTTTTCGCAACTGGTATTGAAAACAAACTTCATCAAACTTCTTACCCCTGTATCCAACTGACCTGTTAGCCATTTTGTAACCTGTACGACTTTTCCACAAGTTTACATGATTAAACAAATCAAACTGCATTATAAGTTCTCTGTTGCTGTACTAGCCTCATATTCGCCTCTGCTCATGTCTCCATCTGTAGTTCCGAGCCATTTACGACCACCTGACCTACTAAAAGAGTACTTACCAATTCGTCCTTCTGCAATTAATTCCCGAACAATTCCATCAACCATTCTTTGTGTGCAGTTATCTAGAGTTCTTGGTGCATCAGTATCAGCAGACATACGTTGTAATATAGCATCTGCTCCCGATTGCTGTGTTAACGCTCTACCTTCCCGCTCACATGTAGCAATCCAAGCAAACAAGGCATCTTTCTTTATCTCCCGATTACTTCCAGAATGCAGTCTTGATATATCTTCCGATCTATCTTCCAACAATCCAGAAAACATATCCCGAACAAAATGCCTTATATCACGCCTTGCAGGGCCATTTGACTTAACAACTGCGCCATCAAAGCATCTGTTTCTTTGATATTCGATACCTAAATCTTGGCAACGTCTACGACCAGTAGCCTCATCTACTTGCCATATAGCAAACGCACAACGTACACCATCAACTAATGCTGAAGTACCTCGAATCATATTCCTTGCTTGCTCTGGAGATGAAACTGCCACATCATCTTTAATCTTTGTCATGTGGTGACACATCATTACTGAAGCTCCAGTTTCTGTAGCCACTTGTGCCAGTAATCCCGTTAGTGCTGCTCCTGCTGCTGGATCAGAATTTACATCTGCATGAACAAATGATGCTAATGGATCAAACACGATTAACTTTAAATTATTCATTTGTATAATTTGCTCGTATATCTTCTCAAACTCAACGCTAGTCTTGTATCCATCACTAGTCTCTTGCAGTATTGGAAACACACCACCAACATTAGGAAGGGATACAATTCTAATTTCATGTTCATAATCAAAACGAGAATTGTTCGGATCTAAACGCTCAATTCTCCTGTGCATTTCACCCTCATCATCCTCTGCCGTAAAGATAATTGTATTGCCAAACTCTGTAATATTATCCCCGAAGGCACTTGTCATGGGCTGACCACTTGATACCTTCATTGCCAAATCTAGTGTCATCATACCTTTACCCGCATCTCCCGCTGCTGAAAATATAATAGGCACACCTAATGGTAATGTGTCTCCGATTAAAAACTTTTGTTCAGGAGCTTCGCCCTGAAACCTTTTAATCAATAGGCTTTCATCCAGTAAGTTAATTGTTTTCTTTACATGCTTTATTGTTGTGTTGAGAAAGTTACCAATGTCAAAGTTTTCTGCAATGGCATCTGCTGCATCCCATCTTTCTGGTTTACCCGCTGGAGGAGTTAACATTGTTACTGATCTAGCACCCGCATTCATAGCTAAATCTTGTACTAATTCAGCAACTTTCTTACCCGCTGTATCGTTGTCGGGCCATATTGTTAATTCTTTGCCATGCAACGGTGAGAAATCAAATTGACTAGCTGACTTACGAGATAACATACCCGCTCCGCCCATAGTACATGTAGCTGTAAATCCCAGTTCATTAAGAGCATCAGCACACTTCTCGCCTTCTACCCATATAACTTTATCTGAAGCAGAAATGTTCGGTATGTTATACAATGGTCTAACATCAGGCATCTTAGGATATGGATTGTTTCCAGTAAACTGACGAAACTCTTTCTTAGGTTTACCGTGATCGTCCATAACGGGATTACCCGCACCATCTCTCATATTATATCGTCTGACTATACAAAGTATTTCCCCATCTGCATTTAAATACAAATGTTCGGTATCAAATGGCGTGTTCATTGTTATCTGTTGACGCAAAGATGGATTAATAATTGGTGGAGGAGCTTCCTGATCCCTGACAAAACTTGGAGAATCGTCCAAATAGTTTCCGAACAATTCTTTGATTTCAGGTAATCTCATGCCACGACCCTCCATCAATATCTTTACGATACCACCAATACCTGACGCACCGTTAAAGTCCTGTCCTTTCATAAAGTATGGTGATCTGGGATTTATATCTATTTTTAATGATTGCCCAGGCTCTCCAGATAATGATCCGATTGAGAATTGATCACCACGAATTACACCGTTTGGATATGTGTTTCTAAGCTCACTTATCTGTACTTCTGGTGGCACTTTTTGGCTAATTAATTCTACCAATTCATGTGAGTTCATATCACGATTTTTATTGCCAAGTCTTATTATAGTCATTATTATATCCTTACTTCGTTGGCTGAAGTTATAGGCGACATTTGTTTGTTTCTCTACCTTTCATGTCGCCTATTTTAACTCCAACATCTATCTTGAAACTCACACCATTTGCAGTCAAAGAAGTCTCTTGAGAATGCTACTCTAGGTAAAATTTCGTTTGCTTTTGTTGCTTCTAAAATATTTACAGCCTTATCACTAATCTCTTGCGCCAAAACTTTATCAAAAGGAACAAGTTCATAATATATCTGACTTGTGTTCTTATTTAATACTGTAAATAAACATGGATGCTCTGTTAAGTTCATGTATGCCTGATACAAAGCTATCTGAGCTGCGTAAACTGGATTGGTCCTAGCTACGCCTTTCATCATAAATTCTCTAAACTTCTTATCATTGGCTGACTTATTCTCCCACAAACATGGATACCCCATGTCCACAGGACCTCCACATATTACACCATCTATATGACCTTTAATTTCCCCATCTGCGATAGAAAAACCAAATTGTTCGCCTTTTTTGTCTTCTGTACGCAAATCAAAGTTAGCATTTTTTAACCATTGTGCAACAGAATCTTCAATTTCATGTCCAAATTGAAATATTCTTAAAGTATTAGCACTAAATTCACGACCTTCATCAGATTCATATCCCATGTATCTATATTGTATTTTTCTGGAACATGATTCACCAAGAGACGAACCGCCTAAGTAAGTTCGTTTAGCTCTTTTGTTGTTCTCATCAATTATGTTTTGATCTATAGCATCTGATATTAATTTTGTTATTTCTTTAGAAGGGAGCATTGCCACCTCCCGACCATGATTTATCTGAGTATTGAAAGTGGATACGAGCAATATATTCTCCGTTGTAAAACTCGTCTACATTAGACGATAATTGTATGTTAGATATTATACCAACAACTTCGTCTTCTGACAAATCGCACAATTTTTTATCCCAGCCTATTTCCGAACAAATCCGAGCAAACCTCTTTAATGGATGGTTATCTGACATTCGTCATCCTCCTGAATGTAAAAATGTAAATCAAAGGTTGCTCCAAAATAATGAACAATCGCTTTACCGCTAACTACGTTATCAAAATCACTGCAAGTATCTAAAATAGCATTGTTAATATACTCCATGAGTTCATCTTTATTGCAGTCAAGATCGACAGGAACAAACATCTTGCCTTCTTTTTTGCTTACAGGACGCTCAAAAAATAAAGTATAATCAACTCTGATGCTTGCCATCTTTTGCCTCTATAGCTAATGCTGCATACCCGATAACATCAATCATATTATCCTCTACCTTTGGATTCTGACTGTTTCTAATTTGTTTAATGCCTATCATTGCTCTATAGACATCATGTATATCAAGAGGCTCTTTTAATTTTTTTCTTAACAATATGTTCCATATTTCAGCTATGTATGTGTGAGTTTCTGTAGCATCGCCATGAGTTTTAGCTCTAGGTCCGTTTATAATTAAATCTACTTTTTTTAGTGCTTCACTTCGGTGCATTTTTTTCTCCTATGTTTATAATTCTTGTATCTATTTGATCTTTATTCCAAACATAATTCAACCAACAAGCCGCTTTATATTTGTTCCAACTGAAATCTATTGGCTTAACATCAACACCATAACGTCTTAACATCTCTGATTGCTTTGGCGTTACAGCTTCATTTAACCATCTTTTACCTTTCTTAGCAGCATCACTATCTTCAATCTTCCTTAGAAAGTCATCAGCAGATGCTATGGCTTGTTCCTTAGTTCCAACACTAACTACCCTTAACTTGCCCCCTGTGCGCTTTACAAGGGCTATAGATATATCATCTAAGTGTGCAACCATGCCAAAACCATTAAAGCCACTAGCACTCATACAAGCACCATTGTTAAACAAGTCAATCCATCTAAACGGTGATCTATCCATAAGATCAACTTCAGTCATTACAAAGTCTTCTAGTGATTCTCGCTCTTCTTTGCCAAACTCATGTCCACATATAGGACACTCACGAGATGACAATGGTACTTCTGATTGACAATCTGGACATATTTTAACAGGAGCTTCACCTGATCTTTGAGATTCAGCACCTTCAAGATTAACACCTTCATCTAATGACCCGTGTGTAAGTACACTTGTGCCAAAATCTAAAACCACACAATCTTTTTTAATGACATCTGGATGCTCCTCTGGATCTATTGTTCGGAGTCCACGACCAATCATCTGTACCATTGTAGATTTGTATGAACATGGTCTTGTAAGCACAATACAACTAACAGGCGGGGCATCAAATCCCTCTGTAAGCACAGCTACATTGACAACAACTTGTATATCTCCATGCTCTAAATCATGTAATATTTGTTTTCTTTGGTCTGCTGGCGTGTCACCAGTAACAATTTCAGCTCTTACGTTTGATCTACGATACTCATCACATACATCTTGTGCATGAACGATTGTAGAGCAAAACACAACTGTCTTTCTGTCTCCCGCTTTATCTTTCCATTCATCTACAATTTTTTCGTTAATAGCTCGTTTGTTCATAATCCGTTCAACTTCACTCATATCAAAATCTGATACGGTTCTACGAACATTTTGCAAATCATCTGTAACACCTACATCAATGACGTATGTCTTAGGCGGCACAAGAAAACCTTCACGGATAAGTGTTCCTATTTCAATTTGATGCGAACAATTATTGAATACAGTCTTTAATCCTTTTTTATCTCCACGATTGGGAGTTGCTGTAAAACCAACTATCTGTACAGAATTGTTCGCTTCTTTGACCCTGTTAATAATTCTTTGATATGTATCTGCTATTGCATGGTGACTTTCATCAATAACAACCATGTCAACAGGCTTCATGTTATCCAAATTGTTCGGTCTCGAAAGCGTCTGCACCATGCTAAATATGGTTTCTCCAGACCAATCTTTCTCTGATCCGTCAACTATACTCGTGGATATGTTTGGATTAACACGGGAAAATTTCTGTGCATTCTGTCGTACAAGCTCATCTCTGTGTTGTATGACTAATACTCTATCGCCTTTTTTATATCTCTTACCTACTAATGCAGACAACATAATAGTTTTACCCGCTCCCGTTGGAGCAACAACGATAGTGTTTTTGTGTTTATCAAGAGCGATAGACGCATCGTCTACGGCTACTTGTTGGTACGGTCTAAGTATCATAATTCCCTCATTGCTAGATGATGAAAGGGTAGCTTTACGGCACTCGTGCTACCCAAACGAGTTCTAGCAGACGAAGGTCAGTCTTGCCGCTAGATATTCGCAAAAACCTATTTGTTAGCCCAAGATGGAGTTACACCATTTTGTTGCTGTTGCACTTGCGGTTGAGCTTGCACAGTAGGTTGCACAGGTGCTGGTGCATTACCGTCACCTATATAACCATCTTGATTAACAGTTACAGGAGCAAGCATTTTATTCTTGTCATCATAACCGTTAGTGCCTTTCTCAACTGCAATCTTCATGCAAATTTCCATACCGTTGATTGCCTCAAGGCTTGGTATTTGTCGTAGCACATTAGCTTCAGGTGAAACATCATTTGGATTTAAACCTTTGGCACTATCAATGATGCCCCTAAGAGTTCGTAAACCAATTTCCTTTGATACGGAAACACCATTTTGATTTTTCTTATCACCATCAAAGAATATGTTATGCCAAACTTTACGTTTGTCGAATTGACCACCTACGATGGTAAATTCACATTCAATCCACTTAGCTGAAGAATGAGCTGATTGCCTAAAAATAGCATCTTGTGCTAAATCAGGAATCCTTACACCATCCAACTGTGGCTTGATATAAAGTATTGCACGAGCAATAGTTCCATGTGGAATAAGAGAAAAGTCATTACCCTCATCAGGGGCTATATTATTTAAGTCAAGCATTATTATTTACTCCTTCGTTGCTAGACGTTGGTTGTTTAGCGGGATCAACAAATGTAAGCTCTCTTTCTGATTGCTTTTGTCCGCCACTCATTTTAGTCAGAAGTTTACCTAAATGTGGCTCTTCCAATACATCGAGTTTGCCCGATCTATCTTTTGCTGGATATCCCCATTCATTAAGCGTCTGACATACAAAGGCACGATATGTACCTGTTGTTTCGTCACCTGTCATAACTGCCATTGTGATAACTTCATCAACAATTCCTGGTAGTTCACGACCTGTCTTAGCGCCCTCTATTTGTAATTCAAATAGTTTGCGACCATAATCATCAACCTTTTCGTCAAGAATGCCAACAAAAATAACATTCTTTTCACGAATATGTTGTAGGTGCGTCAGCCATGACATCATCTCACGACCTTGCATACCATAAACAGCACGAGTATCTATTGTACCGTTTCTAGTTCTATTTTCGGGTTGACCCATACAATGCTGAAAACATAATCTACCAGCCACAGTAATACTGTCGATAAATATAGTATCATACTTCTTCATCATTTCCGATGGATCACCATATTGTTGCACTACATAATCATAATGCACTTGGCTATAAGATTGATCGTCAGTCAAAGATGGATTGCCACCACCTAAAAAACATGCAAAGTCACGACATTCAGCCCATGTTTTAGGACGGATAACGTCTATGGGCCATCCTTCAATAGCCGCATCACCTGCCTCTAAGTCCATGAACAATGTAGTATCTGCATCTAAAGTTCGAGCAAGAGTGGTTTTACCCACTCCACTCTGACCACACACAACAATCTTATGACCTTTTTTCTCAGCCATACGTTGTTCGGCTGTAATTATATTCAATGCCATTATTCTACCTCTTCCAATTTAAATGTTACACCCGCCAAATCCACAGTTCTATGTGGTTCAAGCAAAGATTTTATAGCTGGAGGAGCAGATGCGTATTTTCTTTCTTCCACGGTAACACTTACTTTACCATAGTGTCTTGCATCATCTGCGTTCATTTGAGTATCAAGTGTAGTCATAAGACCAACTTGATCCCATTCAACTTTTTTTCTGAATGTAGCATTAAGTTTTATATTATTTGCTATCATAAAACTAGTAGAACCAAAGTCCTTACCAGCTTCTCTAAGTTTATCACGAGCAGTATTACCATACTTATGCTCAAAAACTTCATTGATAGTCTGTAAGTCTTTCTTTAAAGACTCCATCTCTTTTTCAAGAGACTTTCGAGATTCGATGAGTTTTGACTCAGCCATCTCAAAATAAGTTGCGAATGATGTCATAATTGACCTCCTTTATATTTACGCTAGAACTTCATATATAGCACTAGTTACAATAAAGTCAATACTTGATCTATCATTTTTTTTTAAAACTTAACAAAATATCTATATTGTGTATGGCGAGCATAAGTTTTTTCTTTAACTTAAACTCAGGCGTAAGAACACCTTTAGCGTCTTCAACTATGAATCTAGATGATCCATCTTCTTCTATTAATAAATATGTAAAGTCGGCAATGTAATTACATATTTTTACATCATTAATTTTTAATTCGTACTTAACTTGTCTTTCTAATTGTTCAACAACACCAGCTCTTTCCATAGCTTTTAATTGACCCCAACGCTCTGCTTCCCATCTTGAATCAAACTTTAGACCCATTGCGACTGTTTTTTTTGCGAAATACTTGTTGGGTTTCCCAAATTTTCGGGTTATAATTCGTTTATTATTGTTATACATGGGAGTTATTGTAATGGCAGATCCAAAAAAATTCAAGTCCATTGGTATAGATACTGATACTTATTATAAATTAAAACGTATATGTGAAGATGAAAGACGTAATGTACGTCAACAAATTAGTATATGGGTAGATAAAGATTATTCAAATAGATTTAAAGAAGAAGATAATGTTACTCGTTTAGGTTTAGGAACTTTAAATAATTAAGCAATTTGTTCTTTAACACCTACAGCTTCCATTCTTTTTATTAAACGATTTGCACGATTAGTGACTTGCTTGTGCCATCTTGAATCTTCCATTTGTACAGCACATTCTAACCAATCTTCATCAGCTATAGCAGCGCAAAATTTCTTAAATCCAGATAAACGAGGACGACCCATATTAAACATCATGTTCGCACATATTTTTTGAACTTCTTCTGGCAAATCATCAAAGTTATTAAATAATTTTTTGCATTCTGATATTGTTACTTCAACATCCATTTTAAAGCAGTTATTAACTCTTTCTTCTGATACTGTTGTACCTACTGGCTTTCCATATTCTTCATCCCATTCAGTAACTAAATGTCCTATACCAAATGTAGGTAATCCTAAATGATCAAGGTATATTTCATATTTACAACCTTCATCTTCTTTTAATTCTTCTCTTAATTCATTTATGTTCATGGTGTTTGCCTTGCTGCTATTGCTTGATTTATAGGACTTAGACCTAATAATTGTCCTGTGCCTGGTGAACTTACGTTAATTGCTCCCAATCCTGTATTAGCTGCGGGTGGAGTTACGTTTATTCCTGTACCTGCTGGCGTTTGATTCTGAACATTTGTTCGGACTTGATTAGCCGTATTTTTAATTGCAGAAGTAACCCCGTAGTTATCTGCAAGAGCTTCTATTTGATCCGCTCCTTCATTTACGCCTTCTTGAAACATTTGACCAGGAGCTTGTGACATAAAGTTTCTTATAACTTGTCCTAGTGTCATAGCCCTTTCTGCGTCTGTCTTTGCAGTTCTTACACCATTTTTATATTGTTTTACTATTTGACTATAATAAGGAGCTGATGTTAAGAACCTGCCCAACACAGTAAACTTTGCTAATTTGCCTAAATTTTGTAGAGGGCTAGCGGCTATATTAGCAGCTACAAGATCACCACCTTCAGCAGTTCTTGCGTTAAACTTTAATATCTTAGCGAACTCTGTCATATCTTTGCCCATTCTATCACCATAAAGAACATTTAATTTATTTCCTTTTGATGCTTCTAACATACGATCAGCAAACTTACCCAATTTTTTACTATCTGTCATAACAGTTTCACCAAAGTCTTTAATAAGACTGTTCATAAAATAACCTTGAATTTTCTTTATTGATTCTTCATCATTTTGTGTTCTGAAATAAGTAAGTATGTCATTTATTTCATTTGCTTTTGTAGAATTGTTCGCTATTAACTCACCAGCTTGTGTTGAATTTAAAGTGCCTTCAGCTAATTTTTTTCTAACATTACTTGCTTGTAAATTACCTAAATTAACTTGTGCATTTTTAACACTATTTAACAATCCTCTTAATGTATCACTACCACCTTGATCTACAATATTTTGAATAACAGTGTCATCGATTTTATCTATAGATGTTAATCTTATTTGATTAGCTAAAGCCTTAATACCATTATATTTATCTGCTCCACCAAATAAAACATCTCCGCTTGTTCCCAAACTATCAATAGCATCAGCAAATGCTTTACCGCTAAAATCTTTAGGACTCATAGAATCTATACCTGATTTAGCTAAAGCATCTTTAACAAAATTGTTCGATAATTCTTCTCTAAATCTGAGAACATCGTTAGGTTTACCAAATTTTTCTAATACTTTTATAGCCCCTTGTAAAAACTGCGGTCTATTTGGTTTAATTAAATCTCTAAATATTTGAGGGTCAACAGCTAAACGTCTTGCATCCCTATCACCTGTTTTTACAAAGTCTTCTAAATTTTTTAATACTGTATTACCTTGCAATTGTTCGAGTATATCTTTACCTTCTTTAAAATCAGCTCTTGCTTTTTTTAATTGTTCTCCAGCTTTAGTAAGCATTGCTGCTTCATCAGTAGTTAATTTTGCACCTTGAGCAGTGATTTCTAAATTTTCACGGCTCATAATATTATCTATGTCGTCTAGAATTGGTTTTAAAACTCTACCTACAGTTGCATCACCAGACATAATTAAATCATTTGTAGATTTTCTGGCGTTATACAATTGATTAAAAGATGCTTTGTTACCTCTTTGCTTTATTAATGATCTTAATAAACTTAACTGTCCTTTAGCGTCCTCAAAAGACTTGCCAGTTGCTCCTTTTAAACTATCTAATGCTGTTAAAACTTTTGGCTGCAAATCTTTTACATTAATAAAGTTTTTTGAACCAAGTTGTTCTCCCATAAGATCATCAACAGCTTTAAATGTTCTTGTCATGTTTCTGTTAAATTTTTCTTGTGCATTTGTAAAAAGTTCAAATATTTCATTATCTATGTCAGGATTTCTAGTCATACCAGGACTTGCAAACGCATTAGCTGTATCTTCAAATTGTTTTAACACAGCTTTTCTTGCTTCAGCTTCTGCTTTAAGTAAAGCAGCATTATCTTCTTTTAAACCTCGTAATAAAGCCTCACCAGCTTCGTCTGCTGTGCTAGACCCGCTTATTTGAGTAAACTCATTTATTTTTTTAGACATAACTTCATTGTTTTGTTTTAAACGTTCAGATGTCTTAAATATTTTTTCTCCAATGCCTTGCGCTCTTGCAATAACTGATGGCGCTCTGATGGCTGATAGCGTAGGCAATATGCCCATATCAATTGACTTAGCTGCTGTTTCAAGTTCCTCAGACGTTAATTCTTTACCAGCTTGCAATGATTTTTTACCAACACCAAATGCCTTACCAAGTAATCCGAACAATCCATCTCCAACAAAGCCTATGGCTGCTTCAGTAGCTATGTCTTTAGCTATATCTCCCGCTGATTGTTTTGACACACCAGCTCCAGCTTCAACAATTTCTTCTACTCCTTGACCTGTTCCAGCTCCTATTCCAGCACCTATAGCTGCTCCAAGAACAGGAATAGGTATAGCGACTTGCCCTGCTATAGCTCCACCAACTGCACCTATAAGCTCTGGTGCTATACCTGCAAGATCAGCTAAATCATAACGACTAAATCCATCTTCATCTATGAGTATATTTTTGTCTGTTTCTTGTCCAAACTTAGCTGCACCTTCAGGTGTAAGAGCCAATCTACCACGCTTGTCACGCACATATTCGTCTTCGCCTATATCAAATTTAGCTAATATAGCTGCTTCTTCATCTCTATTTTCGGCTGCTGACAAGGCAGATCGTAAAGAAGCACTCTTAATTCCTGTGTCAGTATCAAACAATTGTTCGTTAATTAAGTCTTCTTTTTTATCAACAGAAACACCTTGTTCTTGTCCTCTAAGATATTCAGTAATTTTTAATTGTTCTGAAAATGTTGGTTTTTCGCCTTTAATCTTAAAGCCGACTTCTTTACCACCAACCTCCATTTTTAAAACGCCCATTTGATTATCCTGTTACATCTATTATTTCAATTCCACCAGATTCACCTATTGAAATTCTGTTTTGATATTGTTTTGGAGTCGATTTTTTTAAAACATCTAACAATATTTCTTGAGTTCTTGTATAATTATCATCATTAGTGTGAAATCTTCTATCGTTTAATTGGTCAAACAAAGATTTAACTCTATTCATAGGAACAGCAAACATTTTCTTCAATTCGTTTAATCTCATTATTCTTTCATTTGGATTAGTTGCTAAATCAATTCTTCCAACTTGTTTTTCTAAATTTTTAAAGTCTACATTAGAAATACCATTTCCTGTTTCTTGACTTAAAAATCTTTTAAATTGAGCAAGTAATCTATCTTGAACAGCTTTTGCTCCAGCCTCTTTAGAGATACCTTTCATCACAACTTTGTCTCCGTTAGCATCTACATATGTTTGATCTTCAAACAACTCTTCACCTTTTACACCTAACGTAGTTAATAGACCTTTTGCTCTTTCTGTTAAAAGATAAGCTGCTGGTGATCCCGCTTGAGCTATTTCTTTATTTACGTTTAATAAATAATCTATCGAATCGTTTGCTTGTAATAAATTTCCATATCCATCTGCTAAACCTCTAGCTGACGATGTTGGGTTTAATATTTTTTCATTTCCGTTTTGGTCAAATCCAAATTGAACTTCTACACCTTTTAATCCTTGAACTTGTTGACTAATGCTTTTCTTTAAATTAAGTTTTCCATCTTTTATAGCTTTTGCTCTAGCATTTATCATAGCGACATCAAGATCATTTTTGTCTTTCATTGCTTGTATTATATATTTTCCTTGTTGATCTCTTGTTTCTTTACCTAATGCGTTGAGAGCTGTTCTTTTTTCTTTCAAAAAAGCTGCTTTTGCAACTGTGTCAGCTTTAATTTCTTGTAAAGCAAACTTACCAGCAGCAACTTGACCAGCTCTAGCCTCTTGTCTAGCTTTCTCAAACAATGGCAGAGCTTTTTGACCCGCTTCTCCTGCTGCTCCTATGATATTAGATAAGTTAAAACCTTTACCTGCTCTGTTTTGCATCAGAGACAAGCCTAAAGACATTAGAGCCAGTTTGTTATCAGGCTCTCCCGATACATCTATACCCGTAGCTTTAGCAAAATCTTCTTTATATTGTTCTATTGTTTTAGCACCAGAGGGTTTTTTATCATCTCCATATATAGAATTAAAATCTTCCATAGCACTTTTAAATAAACTTTGTTGTGCTTGTGCTAATTTTTCTGCTTCAGATAAAACAGGCTCTCTCATTTCAGGTGTAATGACTTCCATCTCAGCACCCTCTTGAGACATGTCTCCTAATTGAGTGTTTTCTATTATCTTTTGTTGCATTTCTGCAATACGAGCATCCGCCTCTGGATCTGAAAATTGTCCTTTTGGATCTATAGTTTCTTCTTCACCGCTAACAACTTGATCTCCAGATTTATCAGCTCCAAAAGAATCTACTCCTATGTTTGCTTTGTCTGCTTTATTAGAAAGTTTTGCAAGTCTTTTTGCAACTTCATCTCTTGTCTCTAATGATTGACCTATAACTGGTTCAGAAGCTATTTTGCTTTTAGGTAATCCTAATTCCATACCTGAAGTATCTCTAGCAATTCTTTCAGCAATTTTTTTACGACCAGTTTCAGTTAATGTTGGATCAAAAGCAGCTTCTGTAATTGTTGAAACTCCTGCATCTATTGGAGATATAATTGATTTATAAACATCAGCAAGAGATGCAGGAATATTTAAAGCACCTTCAGCTAGACCTAATCCAGCAGCACCAATTGGTGTTTCTCCCTTACCCAAATCAAATCTTCTAAATCCAAGACCGCTAAACATATCAGTTTTGTCATCATACGATTTATCAAGATTAGTTAAAAACCTATTTCCAATTGACCTACCAGGCACTAGTCGATCTATAGCTTTTTGTCTATATGCTTGTAATGCGTCTTCTATACCAGCCATGCCTAACCCTTATGAGCTTTTTTGACCACCACCAAAAGGTGCGATCTGTGACAATGTTGTATAAGCACCTATACCTTGTAAAAATGGATTGGCAGAAGGTGTTGTTGCTTGTGTAAACGTAGATGGAATACTTGCACTTGGCATTCCTTGTAACAAATTCTGACCTATTTGCAATCTTGTAAAAGGCTCTTGAGCTGCTTGCATTGCATTTTGTCTTTGCGCATCTAATTGAGCTTGTTGTTGCGCTTGTCTCATTGCGCCTAACTGACTTAACTGTGATACATCTGCTTGACCTAATGCCTGTTGCAAACGCCCTATATCTGATGTTGTACCAGCTAAAGTTCCAAATGCTTGCCCAAGACCGCCAGCTAGTCTTCCTGACTCTAGTTGAGCTTTTAAACCCGCTCCAGCAGCGTCTTGTGATGCCTTTAATGCTTGACCATAACCAGAAGATAACAATCTTGCTAATGTATCTGCTTTTGTGTTTTGTAAATTACGTTCTGTTTCTGCTCTTTGAACACCTTGTCTTGATCCACCAAAAGCACCTGCTTGTATAGCTTGAGCATCTGCACCAGCTCTTCTCATATCAGCTTGTCTATCAAGCTGTTCCATTGTTCGATCAATGACTTGTTGTTGAAATGGGTCTTGAAACTTTGATATATCTCCAGTTATTTGAGAGACTAAAGGATCAGTGAATTTAGATGCTTGACCTGGCTGTAACATTCCTAGACCACCTGTCAAAGCCTGTTGAGCAGCTAAACCTTGTTGTGAAGCTCCTTCAATAAAAGGCTTGTAAGCTCCAGCCATTCCTTCGCCTAAATCTATTGCGTCTTCACGAAGTGGATCCATACCAGCTATTTGATAATCTGGTAAACCTAAAGGAGAATCAAGTAATCCTTTAGTTTTTTGTGTGTCACCATCAAACTCACCAAAGCCTGTTTGCAATAATCTTTTTTGCAAACCCTCAAGAAAAGGAGGTAATCGTTGTATATTTTCATAGGTTTGAGTTGCCATTATGCTCTAGCCTCCAATTTATCCATCATATTATAGGCTCTTTGGATACCTTTTCTTTGATTACCATCACCTAAACCTTTTACTGCATCTTTTGTTAATACAAATTCACCCGCCATAAGCATAGCAGGAACATCATCTTTACGTCCAGAACCTTCGCTTGGATCTATACCACCGTTTCTACGAGGAAAACCCATAGGCCCTCCCATATTAGCATATGTTATGCCACCCAATCTTCCGCCAGGTCCTCCATATCCAAAAGGTCTTCTCTCAAATTCTGATCTCATATCGTCTTCATCTTCACCGCCAGCTAATAATTGCATAAGCAATCCAGCAGTTAATCCTTGTCCTAAACCTGATCCTAAAAATTTACCTGTAAGACTATCATCACCTATACCCAACATATTTAAAAAACTACCAGAGTTACCACCACCTGTGGCTACTTTTTTAATGCCTTCAGTTGCTGCGTCAGTTGCTGTTTTTTCAGACAATCTTTTAACTGCTTCGTTAGCACCTCTATTATCAAGAAAAGCGCCGCTACCTTGACCCATAGTACCAGCTTTTGAAGCTCCAACTTGTGTTGCGGTTGATCCAGCTTCTGCGCCACCACCAAACATTGCACCTAAACCACCTGACAACAATCCAGCCATGACAGCATCTTTTGTTTTACCACCACCAAGTTTACTTGCTAAAGCTCCTGTCAATGCTCTTGATATAAATGGATTGACAGCAGAAGTACCGAACAATTGTCCTAAACCAGCCCCAACAGAAGGCCCTGCAAACGCACTTATTGCAATTGGTGCTATTTTTTTAAGTAATTTACCTAAACTCATATCAATACATTACCTTATTTTAGATATTTGTTCAATCCTATATCTGTGTTATCGCACTTGTGGTAATTCTAGTCTTAATTAATTCTTGTATACTAGCTACAACAAGAAGTCTGTTTGCAGTTCCTGCTTGTACTTTTACTACATCTCCTGGTTTCAAAATTAAATCTTTTGTTAACAATTCTTCTGTAGCGTGACCCGCAACGGTTTTTTTAAATATCGTAAATGTATTACTAGAAGAATCTGTTATAGTAACCGTTATAGTATCACCATTATTGCTATCATCATGCACTAAAATAGAATTTATAACAGAGGCATTAGATTCAGCACCGCTAGGAGCTGTATATAAAACAGTAGCGTCAGTTGTTGTTAAATCAACTTTTGAATTTGTTAAACCTTGTATATATTGAGGAATACTAGTTACTAACATTAACGTCTACCATCTTGTCTTATATTAGCCCTTGGTGTACCAAGTTTATATTTAGTGCCTAAAGAAGTTGAATCAATCCGCAAAGCAAAAGATCTACCTCGTAGACGATAATTTAATTTTTCTGTGAATTGTTCTACTGGACTAGTTGCAGTTCTTTGTGCATTACCAGATTGTGATTGCAGAAAGTTACCTCCAGAAAAATTCTTAGCCTTAACAGTAAAATCTACATCGGGATTAACGCTAGTTGATCCATTAAAAGTAATATCTGGTATAATCTCGCTTAAAAAAACGTACTTTTCTCCCTCACCTATATCTACAGGAGCAGATTCAATAAAAGATGTCATTGCAGAGCCATCATCATCGTAACCTACTTCGTGGTTATATAAATATTGACTACCAGTGGCTTGAGGTAAAGTTCTAATCCCTCTGTCAAGCCATGCTTGACGAGCCATTGTTCCATAGTACCATACTTTTTCTGAATAATTATAAGCAACATATTTATCTATTTCAGTACCAGCAGATGATGGATAAAACCACAAAATCTCACTAAATTCTGAATTAATACCTGCATGAACTTTATCACGTTCTTCAAAGTTAAAATCTAAAAAAACTTTATCTTTTACACTACATGGTAGTTGTATTGTTTGACCACCGCTGTATATATAAAAAGTATCAACACCCATCCAATAGACAGCATCCTCTACCGCAATAGCAGAAGATGGACTCATAATGGTTATATTCTTTGATAGTTCTTGCAGACCAAAAGTAAATGGAGGTCCTATAAATTTCATAGCGTGTAATGTTTTGTTTGTAAAAACAAGCAACTGTTGTTTTGTTTCAACAGCTTGAACAAAGGTCGATCCCCCACCAAGTCTTAAATCACCAGCAGTATTCGTTGCAGATGGGAACCAATCCAGAGGATTTTCTTGAGATGAAAATCTAATTAACAATGGATCTTGCACTCCATCACCTTGAGTTGATGTGTCACTAGCTCCTAGACCATCACACCCAAAAGCAATAACATGTCTATCTTGGTCGGATACAAGAACTTGTTTAGCCCTTTGTGGAACACTTCTCGGTGTTCCAGGTATAGTGCTTAATTCTACAGCTCTACCACTTAAACCATTTGTTTTATCCCAGTAATAAATAGCTCCATCTCTTGGGTTAAGTATTAAATCTTCTCCAAAGTTATCATGTGACCATAACCTAATCTGTGCGCCAGGAACCGTAATCGATGCTGCACTACCCCATCCTACAAAGTCATCTGTAGAAAGAGTATTACCTGTAGCTAATCTAACCAATGATCCATTGTCATGTGTTGCAGCCGTTGTGCCACTATGTCCACGGGTCACTGTCATTGTGTTATCATCCGCAGAAGCCGTAATAAGCATTAACTCGTTATCAATTAAAACAACATCGCCTTCTGTGGTCATGCCTGTCTCATCAACAACATCAACGCCTGTTTCACTTGCATCGAGAGCTTCATTTAATGTTGTGGACAATGCACTACTAGTTGTTCCACTCCATTGTCCAGCACCCCAACCCGTACCACCAACTGTCACATCAAGACCTGTGTTTAACTGATATGATCCAACAACACTACCACCACCATTTCCGCTATCAGAGGCATTGGCTGCAATGGCAGAAGTAATTGTGTACGAGTTAGAGCTTACAATGGATGTGATTTGATATTCTTTATTAAGAACGGCAGCTGTTATATTACCACCTAAACTCACAGCACCAGAAAAAGTTACAAAATCATTTTCGTTAGCACCATGTGCTGGATCTAAAACAGTTATTGTTGTTGAACCATTCGTGGCTGAAAAAGTTATATCTCCTGCACTGGTTGTGGCTCTAATAGGCGTAATATCATTGAAAGATTGTCCTTCTTCAATGTAATATTTTAATTGCGTTCCTATACCTAAAAAATCAGAACCATCAAGAGCAACCCAATTATGCAATCGTCTGGCAGAACCTTGAAATGTTTCTGTAGTATGTTTTGCCCAACCACCTATCTTTTCTGGAAAACCAAATCTAAATCTTACTTTATCACCATCAACATATCCACCTTCATTACTTTCAGATGTTATGTCTGACACAACTCCTGGTTTAAATTTTAGTTTTGTCATAGGCATTATAAAGCACTCGCAGATAAGGTTCCTGTATACTCTGCCACACTAACGCCTCCAGTGCCATCGTTAACTGGTTTTAATGCGTAAGGTTGACCACTTCCGTTTGACCCAGATATAGTACCCGTTACGCTAAATGAACCATCTGTTGAATCTCTGTCTACAGTATTTGTAGCACCAGCAGATACTGTTGCACTAAATGGATCACTACCAGTTAAAGTACAAGATATTGCTAAATTGTTCGTAAATATAAATCGTCTACCTGCTGTTGGGCCATTTATGTCTATGTTTTTAATTGCGTTAAAAGCACCTCTGCCCTCGTTCATCGCAAAAACTAATTTATCATTATTTACATCTACAAAAGCATAAAAATCAAAAGTGCCTGAGTTACCATTATTAACACCTTGAATTACATTATTCCATTTCATAAATCTATATGTCTTACTATTTATAGTGTGTGTTGTATTCACACTTGGTCGATTTGCAGTTCCACCATCAAAAGTACCTGTACCTCCAGTTCCACCCGAAGTTGATGGGCCCATAATACGACCACTTATTTTAGTGCCATCTTCCATAAAAGCATGAGTGAAAGACATACCAAAATCAGATCTATCTAAATTTGTCATAGCCGTTCCACCAGCGATAGTTGTATAACCCGTTGTGTAGTATGTTCCATGAACTAAAAAACCTTCATTAGAATTACTTGAAGGATTTTTAACAGTTGTGTTGCCATCACCAAAAGGACTAAAACCAGGAGGAGCACCCAAAGATGTTCCACTTACATCAACATCAACATCTAATAATAGAGTATCAAAAGTATGTGTATCTGTCTGTACAACAACTGTAGAGTTATCCGCCTCACTTATCGTGGTTGTACCAGAGTTTCCAGTAGAACTTTGTGATGATGTAAATGTTTTTAACGTGGACTGCACATTACCACTTCCTTTAAGTTCTAGTGTTGTACTAGAGTTTGTTGTCAGTGGCGATCCACTGGAATTAATTATGTTATTACCATTTGTATCAAGTATTATTTTTTTGTGTGCAGAATCATCATCTAATGTCAAATTACCAGAAATGTTAGTTGTTAACCTAAAAAACTGTATGGGTAATTTACTTTTAGCTGTTCCAGCTTTGTCGTTTAAATTACCTGCCGAACTTACTTCAGTAAATCCTAAACCTGATATTAATGGTATACTCATTTAACACCTAAAATTTTACTGTTTCTGTGAACGAGAACCCAGAACCATTAAATATGCCAATTCCTAATTCAGCACTACTTCCTAAAGATATGCCAGATGAAGTAACAGCACCATTATTTGTCCAATCTATTGTCATGCTATTTGCAGAAGTTGTTTTATCAATAATTACATATTGTCCTGCAACTAGATTTGTTGTAGCCACTCTCACTGTTTGGCTGCCACTAGAAACTGCAAGAGGTTGATAAACGGATGTGGCTCCACTTGGTGTTACAGTTACAGTTCCTGTAACAGATAATGCACTTTTTGCCTCTACTAAGTTTTGATTAAAGTAAGTGCTTAAATCAGTAACAGCCGCCTGAACCATTGTGCCATCATCGTTAAGAACAACTCTATCCGCATCAGCTACTGTTGTTGATGTAGCACTTGTGTCTCCATCAACAATATTTAGTTCTGTTGCTGTCGATGTAACACCATCTAATATATTTAATTCGGCTGCGGTAGATGTAACAGCAGTACCACCTATTCTTGGTGACGCTATGTCCAAAGCGTCTGTTACATCAATAACTGCTGCTCCAGATCCTGCACCATTAGCATAAATAATTTTTTTAGAACCAGCAACAACAGATACATTAGCACCAGAACCTTGTGTAAAAGTTGCTGTTTGGTTTGTCGTATTATGAACTATGTAAACTTTGTCTTGATCGTTTGGAGATATAGTGATCGTGTTTGTGCCAGAAGGAGACCCTCCTAAAATAAGAACTTTATTACCACCTTCTGATAAAGTACCATCATTTGTTGTTAATGTATGTGTTGTGCCAATTAATGATATAGAACCTACACCATTAATAGCTCTGTCTATAATTTCTAAGTTATTATTTGTGGTCGTACCCCATGTACCAGCTTGTTCACCAGCACCTATTTTTTCTATACCACTATTTGCTGTATATGTACTTGCCATGTTTACCTCACTCTATTTCTATCTCTGTCCAACTTTCTGATCCAGAAGGGGTCACTGTTGTCCATGTCTCTGTGCCACTTGGTGTAATGGCTGTGTAAATCTCTGGCGTTGCACCTGCATTTATCTCTTCAAACAATAAATCCCCAACTGACGCTTGAGAAAAATTTAAATCTTTGGTCGCAACACCTGATCCTATCATAATAGCATTTGATGTTTTTGTAAATGCAGACTCTATTTCAGACACACCTAATCTTGCTCTAAGACCAGCTGATGTCATTATGGTGTCGGTGCTTAACTCTGCATTTGCACCTGCACTTATATAAATAGCATTTGATGATTGGGTAAAGTTACTGTCTACAGTAGTTACTCCAGACAGTATACCTACACCAACGCTTACAGCAGAAGAAATAGCTGTTTGCTCGGACACACCTGCTAATAGAATACTTTGATCCGATATGGAGTATTCAGATAGAGCAGATGCACCTAACATTAGCTAGCCTTTTCTTCTTTAGGCTCTTCTTCACCTTTAACAGATTGTATCAATGAGTTTGTAAAAGCATTTTGAGCCACAGTTACTTGGTCTAATTGAAATTTTAGACTGGCGGCTTTGGTTTGTAAGTCTTTTATCTGATTGATAAAATAGTTCTGGTCTTGAGATAAGTCTTCTTGATTATACTCTTTACCATCAATAGTGATTACGTTTGTTTTTTCCATTTTATTCTCCTTCTAATGTTGTTATTCTTGCTTCTAAGTCTTCTATCTTTGCGATAGCTTCTTTCAATGCACCTGTTAATAATGGTACTAATTTTGATTGGTCAATACCTTGTGCATCAATGTTTCCATCTTCATCTACGGCATCCTTTACACCACTTACTGCTTCTGGAATTACAGTTTGTGCTTCATGAGCAAGGAAACCATCTACTGTTGTGTCTGCATCTGCAATAAAGTTAAATCTTTTAGGTGATAATTGCTTTACTCTATCAATAGCACCAGTCATATCAACAATGTTTTCTTTTAGTCTATAATCTGAAGAAGTAACATAACTTGTAGAAGTACCACTTGTATTTATTCTACCAACTTGATTATTGTCATTATGAAATGATATTTGAACACCATCACTAGTACCAGTTCTATGACAAAGAATTGGAAAACCACCACCTATTTGACTAGCATTAAGAGTTGCATCTCCACTTGTAGCAACTTTAATATCACCAATCATAACTCTTCCAGAAGAGTTTATAGAAACTTGAACATTACCATCACCATCTGATAATACAATATTATTGCTTGCTGTTCTTATATCTAAGCCATCTTGATTGCCGTTAAAGCGACCTAAGATGGTGTTATTTGCACCAGTTGTTACTGATGAACCACTATTTTGTCCTAAAAAGGTATTATAACTACCTGTAGTTTGTTGCCCTGCTTGTTGTCCAATAAAGGTACTTTGATTTCCTGTAGTATTATCTCTACCTGCTTCCCTACCAATCGCAGAGTTATATGAACCTGTAGTCGTATTTTTTAATGCTTCTTCTCCTATACCAGTATTAGAAGTTCCTGTAGTATTGCCAGACAATGAAGCAGAACCATAAGCACTGTTAAAAGTACCACTTGTATTTGCATCTAAGGAAACATGACCAAAAGCACTATTACCAGTTGCTGTGTTTAGGATAAGTGCGTTATAACCAAAAGCATTATTATCAGACCCTGTAACATTTGAATATAAAGCTTGATAACCAAAAGCTGCATTTGGACCTCCTGTTGTATTAGCCTGTAAAGCACCATACCCAACTGCTGTGTTGTTGGATGCTGTGGTGTTTTGTCTTAAAGACCTATCACCTAATGCTGTGTTGTAATCACCTGTTGTGTTATATTGTAAAGCTCTTTCTCCTAAAGCTACATTATCACGACCTGTAGTATTAGTGGTTAAAGCACTATCACCTACAGCTACATTTGATGCACCTGTTGTGTTAGCATATAAAGCTAGATTTCCTACAGCAACCAACCCTCCAGCTGTAGTATTACTGTAAAGCGACTGATACCCCACTGCTGTGTTGCTAGATGCTGTGGTATTACTGCGTAATGACTGCGTACCAATCGCAACGTTAGTTGCACCAGTAGTAGTAAGATAACCTGCTTCATATCCCATTGCCACATTGTTATCTGCTGTAGTACTTTGCAGTGACCTTCTGCCAACAGCAGTATTAAAGCTACCTGTTGATGCGTTTAAGGAAGATACCCCAACAGCAGTATTTTGAGAACCAGTTACATTTGTTTGTAAAGCAGTGTAACCTATTGCTGTGTTGTTTGTTCCACTAGTATTATTTGGTAATACAGCAGAACCTATTGCAGTATTATTATCGCCACTTAAACTTCCACTAGATAAAGTGCTATTGCCCAAAGCTACGTTCTGACTACCAACTGGATAATTACCATCTAGCTTGATTGTGCCACCATCTACTGACACGTTACCTGCTACAGTTAATCCATCTGTGACTGCTGTACCTGTTACGTCAATGCCTGTGTTGGT